AAATTGTTGGTACCACTTGGAAATTAACTATAACTACGAAAAAAGACAATAAAACTCATGTCGAATTTAGGGAGAATGAATCCGCAAAATTGGAAATATTAATGTTTGCTACATCAAGAGGATTTTTCAAAAATTTAGAAGAATTATAATAATTTAATTAAAACCTATTGCCCCGTCATTAAGACGGGACATTAATAAGAAGAATTGTGTTATGTTAACAGAAAATCTTAAAATAGGTGATCAAGTACGAGATAAATATGGAAATATAGGGGAAGTTATAGAATTACATGGCAATCGTTATACACGATGCAATGTATTAATAAAAAGAGGGAATAACAGCACTAATGATAAAATAATTGTTAAACAACTATGGTATATAATCAGGACTTTAGAAATAATCTAAATTAGGAGTAAAGTCATGGATACAAGATTAAATAGAATTCGAGATTATTTAATAGAAACAGAATTGTTTGGAAAATATAATCCTCGCCATATACTTGCATGGATGTATTCAGAGAACAATACGCTTAATAACTTAACACAAATCGAGTTTACAAATGAAATTAAATTAGCATGCAAAACAATTTCTATAGCAGGCATTGAATTTTCTGAGGATTTAGCGCAAACATTTGGAATATAATTACCACAAATTTAAAACGAGGAGAAAGTCATGAAAACACAAAAATTTAATTATCGAGTAGATGCTGAAAACATTAAAACTTTTTACGTCGTTGCTGAAGATTTACAAGAAGCTCAGAAAGAAGCAGTTCGAGAAATTTATAACATCAATCCAAAGTTCAACTTCGAACAAGACGAACACACCGTTATCAGAGTCCAAAAGTATGAAATCGTAATTGACGGTGAAGTTATTGCAGGTAAAGAAATCGAATTTGACGATGCTTATGAATTTGACGACTCACCTTCAATTAATGAATTCGAGAACGATATTAGAAAATATGTAGATGCTGAAGATTTTGAAAAATTTTATCAAGATTGCGAAGCAGACGAAGAAGGTTGGTATTGGGTAGGTTATTCACTCTCAATTGAAATTCGAAAAGCATAAACATCCGGGCAACTGCGTAAGACGCCGTCGGTTCATGGTTGGGTTGCCCGCAAAGATCTATTAAATAAGAATATTAAATAAAATCGAGGAGAAAGCCATGGAACAAGCGAAAGAACCCAAGAAAGGATTTAAAGGGATTAAGTTTTATTCATTGATACACGAGGGGAGTCGATTTTATACTCAAATGGCTTTTAGTTTTAATGACGACCCAGCGCCTCATGAATCTGTATTTATGTATGCCTTAAAAGAAAAAGAATTTAAAGAAAAGCTTAATGGGTTAAGTTGGACCCAATATGCTATCAAGCATATCAATTTTAAGACATCTTAAAATTGATAAATAAAAGAGTAATTTTATGATAAATTTATTAAAAGAAATAAAGGAGTAAATTATGAAACGAGGGAAAATAGCAATCGCAAACTTAGAAAAAAACAATTCTTTAACCCTATATGAGCCTTGTTGTTGTAGCGATAAGTCTCCGCAGACTCCGACAAGTCATTACCATGAGGCTATTGATATAAAGTTAAAGAATGGAAAATATTATTATAGAGTAGATTCAACAGCCTCCACGATGCTGCGTCTTCATGAACAAGAAGATTTCAAGGAAATATCAAAAGATGATTTAATTAGCCTTATAGATAATGAATATAGGGATTATACGTTTTAAATTTCCTAACATCCAGCGGCGGGAGGAAAAAATGATTAATGCTGAAAAATATGCAGGCTATTTAAGATATTATAGTTTTACGACTTGGAAAGTTAATGTATTGACTTTTGAGGAGACCGTACAATTTGTATATCTTGCTTGGGTAGAATTAGGACAACCGAAGGACAAAGAAAATGAAATTAATTTTGATGTCCTTAATAAAACAAGAGAATATCTTTATAAATTTTCAAAACATTATCGTATTGAGAAATATTATAATGACAAGAAAGATTTTTCATCTTCTGATTCTGAAAATGATAAAATGCGCTTTGTAAAAATGATATTAAAGTTTTATGAAACGCATACGGCAACAGAAACAATTAAGTTTTTTAATCTTAAGGATACACGAAAAATAAGAAAGACATTATCTGAACTTTTGCCGAAACCTCAGAGAAATTCCGGAAAAAAATTTGGAGAAAAAAGGAAGAAAATTAACACCAATGAAACATATAATCAATTAATTAAACGAGGTATCCCAAAAGCGACGGCATGGAGAGCGTCGCAAAGAGGATACTATTATAAAAAATGCGAGGAGAAATTATCATGAGATATTGTATTCAATGCGGAGACGAAATTAAAGATACTGGACACTTAAAAGAAGTCCTTGGACTAAAAAACGATCCGAAATATTGTGAAAAGTGCAGGCGAAAAATTCGCGGATACAGGAATAAAAATACCGTTGAAAGAATAGAAATTAAAAGATGGGATAATTGTATTTTTAGGAACTTCCCATTTAAACCCGAGAAGTCAACTAATGACGTATATGATATTTATTACATCGGAGGGCGTAATTGGGGAAATTGGGGAGGCGTTGAATTTAAGGAGAAATATCTAATTTTTATAAATAAAGGCCTCGATCCCGAGAAACCAGTAATGATTAGGAAAATGGAAAAAACTTGGAAGAAAATAAATACTGTTAATAATAAAGAAATTATCACAACCGGGACAAATGAATATTTAACAATCGATCAAGCACAAGATACAGAGTTGCCTAAAAAAAATATTTATTATTTCTGTGATTATTATAAGACCACCCTTAAAGGCAATGGTCGCGACAGGAATTTAAAGCATCAAGTTTCAGGAGAATATGATATTATTCTTAATGGAAATTCATCCTGTCGATCAGGCCGACATGGGAATTCATGGGAATTAATAGTCGGCAAGAATCTCAAAATTACAGAAACAGGAATTTCTTGATAGTTAATTATTATATCTTTATCAAACACAGTCTCAATCCTTTAAATACCTAACCGGATTCTCGAAATAGCCCGCGCAGAAATCGAGGATCCGAGTTTAAAAAATATTTTTAATAATATAAACAGAATCCAATATCAAGAACGATTTTAATTAAAGCCTCTTGATGTATTGGGAAAGGATTAAAATGCCAAAAAAACTCACGGAAAAAGTACAAAAACAGATAACCTTTTCAGTAAATTTAAGCGTTATCGAAAGATTTCAAAATTTATATCCGGATTTAAACAATCCAGCATCATTTATCCAGCTGGTGAATGACTTTGAAAACGTTAAGGCTGAAAGAGATAGACTCTTAAATGAGCTTATTGAAATCGGCAAAATAGGAGCTGCGCAATGAAACCAATAAAGCAAATTACTGTTGAGAGTCTTTTCCAAGTTCGCAAAGATATTTTAAAGCGCTTGGAAAATATCAGACAGTTAGAAACTGAAATAAACCAAATTTGTGATTCGCATGGTCTGTCCACAAGTGCGGACAGATTATTGAATCGAGGTCAATATCATCATCACTCAGAAAATGACCTTGATAAATCGCTATGGTATCTATTAGCTAATATATCAAATTTAAACGGAACTATGTCAAGAAAAGCAAGAAAGAAGTTTGATGATATGGTTGAGGGCAAAACACCTAAATTTGAACGTGAGAAGGTGTGTGAAATTACTCAAAATATTAAACAAATATATTCGGCCAATATCAATCAACTTCTTCACGAAGTTTACAGTAGCTTGATCGGCTGTTGTTACCATGGATCAAGCTGCAACCACAAAAGACATAATCTGACAAAAGTCAACCAAAAATTTAGAATTTGGTACAGCCGTCACTTTGACTGGGCGCAGTTAGGGGATAGCGTGTTCCCTGACCTCTACAAATTATGTAAAATCCTGGATGGTAAAAATGAGTCCGCGAATTATGCGGACAGCCCTTTTAAAAATTATATAAAAAAGTTAGACCCTATTGAAACAGATTATTTTGATTTAAAGCTTTATAAAAACGGCAACGCCTTAGTCACGTTCAAGCGCTTGGACATCCTCCAAATAATCAATAAGTACGGAGGAGGAAACGCATTGCCGGATGTAATGGGGAAACGGTATAAACAAGAACATTTTAATTTATGAGGAGATATATAATGGATTGTTTGTATAAGACAACTTACGAGGATAAAAAAATTTGGGGAGATTCTTTTTGTGGACCAACAAAATTTATTCACGGAAAAGAAACATTAATCTCGAGAATAATTAAAAGATCTCCAGATGGCCAGACTGTTGAGGTCTATTGTACTGCCATGCCGGCAAGATTTTACACAATAAAAGTTCTGGAAGGGGAAAAAAGCGTATATGCCTATAAAAAACAATTTGAATTTAGAACCGGATCGGGATATGGAATGCAAGAACTTTCGAAATTAATAGCAAATGCCATTGCTGAAGGGATGCTTAATCTAACCAAATAATTTTTTGATTTCTATATTATAGAATTTAATTTCCTGTTTTTTTCTCTTGACATTTATAATTATTATTATTATATTTTATTATTATAAATACTTATTCATTTTATTAAATATTCAAGGATATTAACATGAAATCAAAAAAAAAGGTATTGCAAATCCAATTACCCGCTAAAGAATTGGATGTTCTCGATGGGATGGCGGAAAAGGTTTTCTTAAATAGGGCTTCTTTTGCAAGGAATGTCTTATTAAAAACAATACAGACAATGCCAGAGTACAAGAAAGTCAAGGAAGAATTAGGTATTATTTAATCTTTTATATATGGGAGGAAAAGTGTTATCAAATATTGATCGAAAAATATATTCAAAGCTTTTCAGTCTTTATAGGAACGAGCATTATGATATAGTGAGTTCTATTAGACGAGCGGTAAGAGCAATCCAAGAAGCGAAAAGAAGGTCGGTAAGATAATATAAATAAAAGTTAGAGGGTTAGAAATGATTTTTATATCAATCCTGATTTACTTCATTACGCACATACATATATATATTATTGTCGCGTCTGTATGTGCAATGTTCCTGCCATTTCTTCTTATTGGCAGTCTCGTCTTTTTTTGGCGGTTTGGTGGATATACCTATGTCGCCGTAAAGAATGATGAGTTTAAAAAGGATCAATTTAAATAATTTATAAAAAATCAAAACGAGGGAAATATGACAAATAATGATTATATGGAAGTCTATCAGGTCGGGGGAGTCCAAGAGGTAGACGAGAGAAACCTGCCTCAAGAAAGCAGGTCTGATCATGGTTCTGCTGTAATACAAACAGACTCGACGCCTTCATTTGCTGAGCTTTATAATGGCATTGCGAAAGATGCTTTCTCAAGAAAAGTAACGGATATTTTAACTGCTAATATAGATCCTTTGACAGTTGAAATTAAGCCTGATGGTTTGATTTATTTGCCTGAAATCAAGTATAGGCAAATTCTAAATGAAGCTTTTGGGGTTGGAGCCTACTCGTTTCTAATTCGGGATAAAAAATCAGAAACGATTTCCGGGAAACAAATCAGAGTGCACATCAACCTTATAATGTACATTGAGGGGCGTTACCACTCTGAAGCATGGGGAGCGGCTGATTACTGGCAAAATAATTCAAACAGCGATTATTCAACCGCATTTGAAAGCGCGAAAAGCGTTGCAATCCGGAGATGTTGTAAAGATCTTGGGATCGCCTCGGAGTTATGGGATCCTCAATTTATTCGAAAGTGGAAAAAAGAATTTAGTATTAAAGTCTTTTGTGATAATCAAAAAACCGGAGAAACGAGAGTCCTTTGGCGACGAAAAGATGTTGATCCGTTTGATTATCCATGGAGAGAACGGAGTAACGGATTAAATCAACACAAACCGAAGAATCAACAAAATCCTCGACAGGAACCTCAACAAAATACTACTATTCAGTCACAGAAATCAAGTAAAAATTTACCAGTAGTAAAAGGCCGGAAAATCAGTTTTGAGTCTGATGGCGAAAAAGTCTCCGGTTATTGGAATGGGAAAACATATCCATCCAATAAAAACGATTATCGAATTTATATCGGTCAAAAACAATATCACATCGATAAAAATCTTTTAACCGAAATAAGTAAGGATCCAGAGTCACTACCAAAAGAGGAAAATAAAAAACAACAACCTATGCCCGATAAGGACTCACCAGAATATTTTAGAAATAAAATTCGAAATTTCTTAAAGCCTATGGTACTTTCGGAATTTATTGATCAAAGTTATTATGACTCGATTGATCAATTAATTTCAAAGATTAATGACATTGACGAATTAAAAAAACAGATCCTCAACGTTAATAATCAGATGGTAAGTAGAGCCCGCTCGCATACGACAGCTCTACTCACTAATTATCACGATCAAGGATCTATTCGTGATCCATTATACAAAAAATATTGCGTTGAGTTAGAAGAAGCCAATACATTAGATATCATTAGGGGAATATTGGGCGATATGACCGCCGAGGTAAATCGTATAAAAGAGCGAGGATAAAATGGAATTATACTGCGAACAATGCGGGAGGAAACAGGGGGCTAATGAAATATTCTCTGATGAACTAATTTGCTTTGATTGTCGGCTCAATAATTTATATGAAGGTAAAAAAAACTTACGAGGAAGAAAATGCATAAGGTTGAATTCTACATACAGGCGAACCGAAAAAAAGAAATAGTTGTACTTAACGGTGAACCTAAAAAAATTATTCATATAGGTCTAAATCAAGAAATTGATGGTGAAGTTTTAAGAAGAGATTCAATTATAAAAATACGGAAAAATGATTATCCGTTTATTTATGATGGACATTATTATGAATTAATAGAATGCCCGTACTGTCATGGACGTTCTATTACAGAAAATAGATATTGCCATTTCTGTGGACGAAGTGGCTGTTTTGTACAAATAAGAAATTTAAACCCGAAACCGGATGACTCGATGAAAAATTATCTTTTAAAAGATTTAGGGGAAGATGACTGGAAAAATCGAGTCTTGCGGCAAAATATGAACATTTGGTAAGGAGAAAAAATATGGCAAAAGAAATTTGGGTCGATACCGAAACGACCGGGACAGATCCATTAAAGCACGGACTTATTCAATTGTCCGGAATTGTAGTAATAGATAATATCGAAAAAGAGCGATTTGATTGGTTTATCAGACCTTTCGAAGGTGACGTAATTGAAGAACAGGCCCTTGAGCGAAATGGAATCAAAAAAGAGGATTTCTCTGATTTCAGAGAGCCCCGAGGAGCGTTTATTGATTTCATCAACCTTCTTAATAGATATGTTGACAAGTATGATAAGAAGGATAAATTTCATTTTATCGCGTATAATGCGCGATTCGATGATGATTTTTTAAGAGCATTTTTTAGGAAAAACGTTAATTTATATTACGGAGCATATTTTTTCTTCCCGCCGCTTGATGTGATGGATAAAGCGGCGTGGGAGTTTAAAGAAATTCGTGCGTCATTACCGAACTTCCAACTTGGGACGATTGCAAAATTCCTCAAGATTGAAATCGATGAAAATCGTCTCCACGATGCGCTTTATGACATCGAGACGACAATGAACGTATATAAAAGACTTCAGGAAATTAAACAATGAGGCATGAAAGATTAGGAATTCTTCCAAGACGGAAAAACTGGCAAAGTATCGTGGATGATATCAGGCTAGCATTAGATGGTGATCTTTCTGAAACTGCAATACTTATTTCAAATACATTAGATAAAGTTAGTGATCGCTACAAGAAAATTTTTAACGACTCTGGTGTGCAGGCAGCCTTTGCATATCTTGTCGCTTTATCGACAAAGGATTTACCTTTAGAAACTGGGCTTACTTCTGTAGAAATTAATCTAGATAAAAATCCTTCAATTTTTCGGATTACTGCTGATCTTTCAAGCTGGGTCGATGCACACGCAAGCTCAAACGAATATGCTGAACTTGCTTGCCGTGCAGCAGCTGATACAATAACTAAATGGTCTCGCCAAAAATCAATTCAACAGAATTTATTTGATGATTCATCAAATGCAAATAATGTTTGGTCGGGAATTGATGGAAGAGGATTTTGTGACATTGCACGAACTTTTTTTGCAAAATTTACTGAAAGGTATATCAAATATTTTATTGAAAGAAGTGCTTCTGCCGAAACTAAATCTTTGCATGATAGAGAGCGATTTGAAAATGTTTTATCAGAACACATTGAATCGATTTCTCAACATGCTTTTGAAACATCAAAAATCACACAATCTTTTTCTACTGGGTGGTTCAATAAGACTGCAAAGAGTCATAGACCTACAAATGATGAAATTTCTGGATTTTTAGCAGTTGCCTTTGGCAAATTGCATGAAGAATTATCTAGGGAGGGTGTTAGCTAATGCGTCATCCTTCCAATTATTTAGTTCTTGCCAATGGAGCAACAAGCGAAAATTATGATCATAGGGGATTATATGATTTTGATTTTATAACTCAGCCACTAAATCCACAAACAAAAACAGTTGCACTTGATTACATTAGGCAAGCAATATCTTTTACAAATAATACTCCTGATATGTTTTATGACGAATATTGTTTTGAAATTTCACAATTAATTGACTACATTTCAACAGAAGAAAGTGATTTAGAAATAGCTGAGAAATTCTTCGAATTAAAAAAACAATATATTGATTCAATTATCCATAAGAATCAAATATCATTATTTGAGGAGTGAACCATGGAAAAGACAAAAAAGAAAAAAGTAAAGAAAATTAAACCGCCTCCGACACTACAAAATAAGCCCGGCAAAGGCATTTGTCCTGTCCATGGCAAAGTTAAGCCGAAATGGGATAAATGTAAATTATGGTACGCGTGCCCGTCATGCGGAGCGCGTATTAAGATCGAGGAAAAAGCTATTTATAATTAATCTTGAGAGAAGTGAATAAATAATTTTGATTATTCATTTATTAGAGAAGGCATAGCTTATGAAATATCAACTGAATATCAATCAAAAGGCGTGGCAGAAACATTTTCCTGATGCGAATCTTAATCACGCGGTTATTTTAGATACGATACAAACGATGTGTACAATCCAGGGACCAGGATTGTTAAAAGACGAACAAGGGTTCACATTTATTTCTCTCAACCTCATAATTAAAGAAATACCTATGATGAGTATCAATTGCAAATCCGGAGTTTCAAAATATATACAAGATTTACAAAATTGGGGATTAATTGATACAAAAATTAACAAACGAAATCAATACATCAAGGTGACTGCAAAATATCATAAAATATTTGTCACAAATTATAATCAAGGTCAAGAACGAGGTGTTCACTCAGATGAACAAGGTGTTCACTCAGATGAACAAGGTGTTCACTGTGGTGAACGAGGTGTTCACTCAGATGAACAAGGTGTTCACTGTGGTGAACGAGGTGTTCACTCAGATGAACCTATAAGTAATACTAATATAAGTAATACTACTATAAGTAATGTCGATGAATCAAAAAAAACAAGAACTTTAAAATCTGATAAAATAAATCCAGTTAAGGAAGGAGAAACTGTAGGAACGAAACGTCCGTCCAGGATAAGTATCTTTAGGAAGAAATATGAAGATAACTTCTTAGATAAATATTCGGAGCCTTATAATTGGGGCAATTTTGCTAAATCAGGACAACAGATTAAAAATCTTTATTCTTTCCTTGATAAAATATACGATTATAATACTTCGGTTGAAATTATGGATAAGTGTATAGAAATATTTTTTAATAAACCAGACAGATGGGCAGAGGATGAGAAGCACCCTCTTTATATATTTATTAACAAATTTAACAAACTTCATATTGAGTGTAAAAGTTCAGATGATAGAGTTTTGCTATTTAACGTAAATTAGAGGATTAAATGAAAAATTCATCACGAGGGGAGAGGACAACTAATCAAATTCTTTCGGTACTGCCAGAATATAACCAAATTAAATACCAATCTAAGAAACCTGAAATATATTGCATTTACTGTAATAGAAGAATAGAGCCCGGAGGGTTCTGTAGCAAGGGATGGCCTGTAAATCAATATCTAATCTGTCCCGCTTGCGACAAGAAAGAAGAAAAGAAAAACAGTGAAATACTTTTAAAAAATCTTCAAAAATACCGTAGAAAAAGAATACGTGAAATTGCTCTTCGAAGGGGAGCGCCTCCGGATAAAACGTATAAAGTTAATATTAAAGATTTTCCTGAAATTATTATCTCGGTTAAAGGTCAAAAATCTAATGTAACCTTTGATAGACTTTTTAATATGTTTATCGAAAATAAAAGCGTGCTTATTATTGGGGGAAGCGGATCGGGAAAGAGTCATTTAGCAACTATGCTGTTCATGATGTCAATATACCATTTTGCCCAGGACGCTGAAGAGTACTTTCAATGGATATCTTTAAAGGATTTACATAGGGAAATAAGTACAAATTATTTTAATGAGAAATATATTTTACAAAAAGTCTACCGGAAAAGAGTTTTATCGTTTGTTTTTGGGGATTTTTCGGATGATGTAAAGGGGAGTATCGCAAAAGAGACAAGATTAAAAGATTTATTATTTTCAGTTTTTGATAATCGTTACGAACGTATGAAAACATATAATCAGTATAATATATGGATGACGACACTTACTGAATTACAATTACAAGACATCGGTTGGGAGTTTTACCGGCGCTTAATTGAGATGTCTTTTATAATTGATTTAGGTAAGAATAAAGGTTTCTCTGAAGAAACATTTAAAGAGAGACCAAAAGTCCTAATTCATTGACAATTTGAAATAAAATAAGGAGAGACAAATGGGAAATCAAGACGTAATTATTTTAAATTTCAACAAACAACTCAATAATTTAAGCAGCGATATGTCCTTAAAACTCCGGAGTGAATTTGAGAGTTCATTAACCGATATGGCAGACCTCATTGAGAGTGTCTACCAAATTAAAGTCACTAATGTAAGTCAAGAAGATTTAATGAAAAAAGCCGGAGAGAAAGCAAAAAAATTAAAAAAGCTCCGAACTCTTGTTGAAAAAAGAAGGAAGTTTTTAAAGGAAGATTCTTTAAGGACTGGTCAAGCTATTGACGGGATAGCTCGCCTCATACGGACAAATATAGAGGATGCTGAAAGTTACGCGATTGAACAAAGGGACTTTGTGAAAATAGAAGAAAAAAAACGACAACAAGAAAGAATTAAAGTTTGGAAAAAACGGATTGCCGAACTCGGAGAAGATCCTGATAAATATGGACTGGTTTACCAAAACGAGGCTAATTTTGAAATATTTTATGAAGGATTAAAAAAACGGATTGCCGAAGAGGCGGCTCAAAAAGAGAAAGCAGAAAAAGAGCGAATTGAGCGAGAAAAACGGGAAGCTGAGCTTCAAAAAGAATTACAGGAAAAAGATGCTCTCCTCAAAGCAGAGCAAGAAAGACGGGAGCGCTTAGAGGCTGAAGCGCAACAACGTATAGCAAGAGAATGTGAAGCAAAAAAAGCCGCGGAGCGTGAGGCAAGGCAAAAAGAATTAGCGCCGGATAAGGAAAAACTCCTACAATTGGCCTTAGATATCGCATCCATAGAATTCCCTCAATTAGAAAATTCGGGATTAAATATCATTCTCTCAAATGTGAGAGAATTATTGGTGAAGGTCGAAACTTATATTAAAAACAAAGTCAATGCAATTGACGATTGCCCATTTTAAAAAAACGAAACCGGAGGGAAATAAAATGAAGTGTGTTATTTGTGAGAAAGAAGTGGGAGAACAATCTGAGGAGTTATGTGAGGAATGTAAGAAACAGAAGTGTTCATTATGTAACGGTCCAATAATGGTTGATTATGATGGGGGAAGTATTTACTGCGGGAGATGTGGTATCATCGGGAATATAATCCTAAAAAAAATTATTGATCTAACCTATAGAGATTTAATCCATATTCAAAACAAATGGATAGAAAATTCTCAAATAATAAGGGATCAAATTAAAGATATATATAAGAGGTTTGCTAAGGGGAAAACTTCTTATAATTATAAACAGTCTGAGATAATAAGGCGTTTTAATCCTGTCGAAGACAAATATTATCATGAAATTTATATTAAAGACAGGTTATTATATTCAAAGGATTTCTTTATTTTCGGGGATTGGGTCGATAATGAATTTAAAGAACTTATTAAATTCTACCAAGAGACGATTAAAAAGGATATTAGAGACAGACTTTTTGGAGGGATTAATGGATCTAATTAAAAAATATAATTTTAAAACAAGAAAATATAAAGACGAAAGAATTTATATAGCCTCAAACGGCGTTATTAAAATAACTGTATTCCAGAGTCCGACAAGGAGAGATCGTTTTCTTGTGGTTATTAATGATTATCAAGATAAAATTCTCGGAGAAATCGAACTTAAAAATCAGTTTCTTTTTACAAAATTAAATTGCATTAATTTCATTTTAAAAGATTATATAAATTATGTTAATCAAATATCTCAAAATAAAGATAAAAAATTCCGACTGGTTCGGATGGCTGTCTGATTATCTTAATTTAAAATTTATTATATATGCTATCAGATGGCAGATCCCTTCATTTTTAATATATTTTCCATTAGTGAAATGTTTCGGGAAGTTAATTGGAAATATATTAGCTGGTTGCGTCGGATGCCTGATTTTTTATTTTGTCGATAAAAGGTTATTGAACAAACAGGAGAAACCATGAGAAGAAATAATGTCGCAACTAAAAAAATAAAAAGATTTTGTTATAGATTTTTATTCACGATAAAAGGGATTAGACCTAATTATTATCAGTTATCGTCTCTGGATCAAAAACATATAATTGATGTCTTTGAAAGCGAATATTTTAAAGATTCGTTTTCAATAGATATTAGACTATCTGGGAAAACGGTTAAAACGGTTTCTCTTATAGAGCAAAATGTAAATACCATTGATAATGCAATTTTATCCGGGATTGATCAATATAAAAATCTAATGAAGGGGAATGTCAATGGATAACGCGCGGCGGACACCGTTTAAATCTGAGACGAAAAATGTAAATAGAAATTGCCCATTTTTTTCAGAAAAAAAAGACACCGAGTTTCAATATATTAGATTTATGTATTGCACTAATCCGGCGGTAATAAATAAATTAGGGACAAACGATCTATTGCACGGTTGTGATCCTACAAAATGTATCCAGGATGGATCCTGCGCGATCATCCCAAAGAAAGATAAGATTGTTGTATCAAAGAATAAGCGTAAGATCGTTGTTAGGTACGTAAAAAAACCGAAAAATGAAATCAATGAAGATGAATATTTTAAAGCCTTAAAACAATTCCTTCGACAAGAGATTGTTATTGAATCGTTAGAATCTCGATTCTATCGGTCGGCATCATTAATTAATAGAGATTTTCATAAAATACTAAAAAAGATCTATGGGCATGATGTTTCGTTAAGAAGCAAGCCCAAATATTTGAAAATCTTAAAAAAAGTAGAACAGTATGAAAAGAGAATGAAAGGAAAAATGGAAAATGCCGCTTAATCCTAATATACCTATAGGTTATATTCGATTAGAAACAGATGCTTGTATTAAGAAAGACGATTGGAAATGGAATCCGTTAACAAGTGCTTGGGAGATTTGTCGGCATTTAGTTTCTCAAAAAGTTTTAGAATCAGATATAATAATTAGGAAAATTAAATAATGATTAAAATGTTAGATTTGTTCTCAGGGATTGGAGGTTTTTCTTTAGCCGCAACATGGACATGGGGCAATAAACTTGAAATTGTTTCGTTTTGTGAAATAGATAAATTTTGTCAAAAAGTATTAAATAAGAATTTCCCAAATATACCAGTACATGACGATATTAAAACATTAAAGGGGGATAGTTTTGGAGCAATTGACATTATTACAGGCGGATTCCCATGCCAACCATTTAGCGTTGCCGGGAAGCAAAAAGGCAAGCAAGATGACCGTTATCTCTGGTCAGAAATGTTTCGCATTATACAAGAAGCGAGGGCGACTTGGGTCATTGGTGAAAATGTGCCTGGAATTATCAACATGGCGCTCGACGACGTGCTTGCTGATTTGGAAGCCGAAGGCTACGAAGCACAGACGTTTATTGTTCCAGCTTGTGCCAAAGATGCTCTGCACCGAAGGGACAGGGTCTGGATTATGGCTTACTCCGAGTGCCACGAACATCGGAACAAGAAGCGACGAATCATTACAAAAACGCAAAGAATACAGAAACAAATCAAAGAGACAGACTGTTCCACCAGGCAATCTGGCAGAACAGGTTCAATACGGATATCCAATAAAAAACATGTACCCAACATTGACGACGAACACAGCAAAAAATTATTCAGAAGGAATAAACTGGAAGAAACGACTCGAAAAGAAACACTTGGACGGCGTAATAAAAGCAATAGATGGAAGTGGCAGACTGAATCCAGACTGGTGCGAGTGGCTCATGGGATACCCAATCGGGTGGACAGACTTAAATCGTTAGGCAATGCAATCGTTCCACAGATAGCATGCGAATTATTTAACATTATAAAAAAAATCTATGAAAGCGAGGAGTAAAATGGATCAAACTATTATGGAGTCATGCGAATTAACATTTAACAAAAACAGATGTTCGGCGTGTCCGAGATTTAAGGAATGTAGGGGAAAAGAACTTCTTAAATTAATGCCATTTCTCGAGGAAGCTGAAAATTTAACAGAAAAAAGACCTTTCAATACCAACGGGGAAAATGATGGTAATTTTGACTATATCCACCTAACAGATGTATTTAATATTATTAAAAAAATGGGTGAAATCATATGACAATCAAAAAAATTAAAGAGACGATTGAAATTGAGATCCGGCTTCTTGGCTCGATCGGTTCTCACATTCCGGCTGAAGCTGATACGACGATCTACAAAAAAGCCCAGTGGGTAATAGCGGAAATGAAAGAACTTATTAAATATAGCGTATTAAGCGAGGACAAAGAAAAAGATTTAATAGAAAGATTAAATCTTTACGAAGAACATTTAAAATTATTAAAGGAGGCCTAATTATGCAAATAGTATGTGCCGAATGTGGCGACGCTTGGATCATGGAAGAGCCGCTTTTAAATGGAGACGCGGAGCCGGTTTGTCCTCCATGTGCAGAAATGAAACCTTATCCAAGCGAGGTAAAGGTCTCAGATAATAAGAATTATTTTTTATGTGAAAAATGTCAAAAATATTTTCATGTTTCAGATATGAAATTTAAAGGATGTTCAATTTGTCGAAAATGTTTCAACAATATATTATATGAAATTGGGCGTCAATGGGCAAATGAAAATATTAGCCAATTAAACAATCCACTTGAGTTAGGAGAAAAATAATGGGAATGAATGCTCAATTATTTGCTATCGGTCGTTATAATTCAGATCTAAAAAGAGATCTGGATTATCCCTCTCATTATTATAATGATTTAAAAGAAGATGTTATTATAATGACTGAATTTGTGCGATGTAATACAAGTGATCAAAGTTATCAATTATCAAATGCCCTTGGAATCGATCCTTGGGATTTTAATAAACATTTTATCCCAAATAAAAAAGCGAAAGAAATTAGTATTGAAGCCCTTGATCTTAATTTTACAGGCGGATCTCTTTGCGAAAAATTTGATACATTCGTTAAATATGGTTTTAGTTTTATTTATATACCAAATGGATAATGAAAATATCAGTCAATTAAAAAATCAAATAGAGTAATGTAAAATATCACGGCTGATAAAAATCTCCGGGCGGGCAATTAAATTAACAGTCAAACATAAATGGTTTCACGCTTGCCCGGAGAATATTAATAGGAGAGAAATAATGGAAATAACCGAATTTTATAAACTCCAATTCAGATATTATGATAAAGGTGGCTGGTATGATGATCCTGTTATCTTGCCAGATAACTTTTATATTTTGATCGATAAAATTAAACAAGATAAGAGGATAAAAAAAGGTATTGAAATGGGCATTGTCTATAGAATAATTAAAGTCGAAATAACAGAGACAATAATTCATTATATTCATAAAGGTTCAGACTTAGCATAATATTTTCTTTTATTTAGGGAGGTGAATTTATAATGGATATTTTATTAATTCTATTTTTTGTTTTTATAATTTTATTGATAGCCACATATTTTAATATGTATTATATCGGTTCTTATTATGATAGATCAATTCTTTTATATGAGCTTAAAATAGCTTTAAATCAATTAGCCATTATTATACTTAAATCGAAAATTAACAAAATAAACAAGAAAGATGAGGCTTAAATCTAAAATGGCATACTCAATAAGATATGAGGGGAAAGTTCCCTCGAAAAAAAACCAATATGAAATTAGGTTCTCGCGATTATTCTTAAATCAATTTTATCCTCAAATAAAAAAATTAAAATCAACTGGAGCGAGACAATTGTATTGGATCACTCCATCGAAACAAGTGAAAGAGTTTGAAAACTCTCTTGCAACAATAATTTTCGCGAATTTTGGGGCTCGGGAAAAACAGAAATTTGAGAACAAAGAAATTGCGGTAAAGGTCAGGATTCAACAAACTCGATCCCGAGACGCAGATAATGCCCTCGGAGCGATCGGGGATGCGATCCAAGCTGGGATCCCGGGCTTTAACGATAGAAATATTAAAAAATGGGATATCGAGATTGAGAAAGGTCTGAAGGATCTTCTTGATATTGATATTGAAATATTATAATAAGAAATTTCTATAAGGATAGTAAATTATGGATACTTTCATAAATGCGTGGAAAATTATACAAGCTGAAGTCCATGAAACAGCAAAAGATAAAGGCTGGTGGAAGGATAAAAGAAATGACGGGGAGATCATTGCCTTGATTCATTCAGAATTATCCGAAGCCCTTGAGGCTTTAAGAGAGGAAAAAAGATCGGATAAAATAACAGGATTCTCCGGGATTGAAGAAGAATATGCAGACGTAATTATTCGTATAATGGATCATGCTGGGGGGAGAGGTTATCGGATAGCAGAAGCCATTATTACGAAAATAGGATATAATAAAAAAAGGGGATACAGGCATGGAAAAAGATTCTGACATCAAAGAAAAAGTAATAATTATGTTATATGAAAGTATATTAGATAAATTTAAGCCATGTATAAAATATCCAAAAGGGAACGACAAAAACGATTATCTCCGAATTTGTTGGATAATCCAATTTCATAATAAACTCCTAAAGGATATTAAGAATTATGCAAATTTAAAATATTTTGCAGGAGGTAACATCCAGAACGAGGCGTTAGAGAAGATAACAGAAAAAGATATTAATTTAATCAAATCTAATCTAAGATGGATGGTTTTAAACCTTCCAATTTTAAGAAAATCAGTAAATAAAAAAAACCTGTAAATGACGATTACAGGGGAATAAACCGATAAATTGAGGAAAAAATCATGGTTATACTTATAATTATTGCTTTTGGGATTTTAATAATTAATGTATCCACCCTTCTGATTAGCAAACAAAAATTAGAAAATCGCTTAAATCGCGCTTATAATGAACGAAATTATGCCGCAATATTAGCGGCGGATTTAGCCTTAAAATGCGGGATGAAGGCAGGTTATACAATAGATAAAGAATGGAAAAGAGGCTGGAATCATCTAGTTAGAATCCAGCTTGATGAATGGACTCAGGTAAGCTGGCATATGAATCCAGAAACTGAAGCGATGGTTAAAGATCTTCCGGAGACGGATATTGAATGGGATGGGACATTCCATAGCAGAACAGGCGCGTTTTTAAATTATAAGAAACATTTAAGGAGATAATTTTATGTATTTACAATTAAGTGAAGACGAGGCTTTTTCTATCACGAATACCGAAGAAAACCTATGGTTAGGAATTCATGCTCTCGAGAACGGGCAAAGCTTTGGTATTAATTTATTGCCGTCCAGGGAGTCTAAGCCCCATAAATATATTGAAATAAGACAAGGCGTTTTGGGGATAAAAATATTCTTTTTTATAAACAAAAAAGCTAAAAAGGATATTGATCTTGGGATATGGGAGCACGCCGAAATTATTTGGTCAAAAAAATATTCAAAATAAATCGAGGAAAGAAATTATGATATCTATTTTGATATTATCCATTATTTTAATCATTTATTCTATTTCTATGTATTTAATAAAAAATTACATCGATTTAGAAATTAAGGATGAATTATATTATTTTAAAAACTATGAGAAAAACGTGTTTTATAGTATCCTAATGGTTTCTATTATTTGTTTTTTATTATTCAATATAATCGATCAAATTATTCATACTAATTTAGCGTTTAATATATTTCAAGGATTATTAGCTATTTCGGCTTATGGAATCATATATATAAAATTAATTAAATTGTATGGTATTGTTTATGAAATGAGTAAAAAACACAAAGGGGAAAAGGACAAACCATGATAAAGAGAACAGAAAGAGGATGGCCGGGACATTTTATCCTTGCTGACCTTTGCAATTTTCGACGTAATACTTTAATTGAAAAAGAAGATATAAAAATAATTATATCAACGATCGGGGCTATGAAACGTGATGATAATTATTTGGAAATAAGACATGATGTATTTTATGAGACGCTGGTTTTTTATGCAAAGCGTCAGGATAACTACTGGGAAATAGATCCTGCAAAACAGATTTTTATTGACACAGGATATTTTATTTATAATATAGGTGAAAATACAGATTTACAAGCGAATAAAATGCACGAAGATATTGTCAATATTATCGTTTGTAAATTAGAAGCGGGAGAGTTATGATAAATTAAGTCAAAAAAGATATATAGAAAGGGATAAGATGGAGAAATTAGTTAGACTTAAAAAAGATATTATTGTAAAAAAATCTGGTAACAATCTAAATAATACTGTATGGAAAAAAGATACTCTTATGATTGAGAGCGGGAAAATGCCGGGATTGTTTTATAATCTTCTTGTAAGTGACATATATGTAAAATTATCAAAAGATGATTATAATGAAATCACAAATTATTATAAAATAGAGATATGTAAGTAAGGAGTCTGAAATGAGCGATTTTTTACATATCGATCAAAACGGGGGAAAATGGGAGCTAACCAACATGACAACGAGACATCTAAAAAACGTATTGGCTCTTCTCCGCCGAAGAGCAAGCGAGGGCGTTAAAATAGAATTTGGTTGCCATGATTTTGGGAATAATCCGTATTATGATATAGATTATCTTTATGGTAATGATGCTCTTAAACACCTTAATTATCAAAAATATGAAAATGAATTAATTCGGAGGAGAAAATTATGATAATTAATATCCTAAAAGAAATTAATAGCAATGCAGCTACGGGGATAAATGATGGGAAAAAAATCTTTAATGTAACAAATAGAGCTTTAAAAGATGGTAAGAACGTCATACTTGATTTTAAAAAAATTAAATTTATCTCACCGACATTCTTAAACATAGCTATTGGGAGATTATATGGGATATATGAGAAGTCCTTTTTGTCGAGTAATTTAAAAGTAGTTCATATGAATAATAATGATTTAATAATGCTGAATAGAGTTATTAAAAACGCTAACGAATATATAGATAAGTTAGCTAAAGAATATCTTGATAGGTTTATGAATTGGCTTAGTGGATAAAATTAAGGGAAAGATGTAAATTATGATAATTTTAACAAAAATATTATTAATCTTGGCGGAAATAATCCTGACAATTTGTGTTCTGATATTAGGATTATCTTTATCGATTTTAATAAAATACTTACTTAAGAACAGGAGTAAATCATGGAACGTAAATTAAATGATGGGAGAATAGAAATATACGAGAGTGAAACTCGGGGAAGATGCAGATACTGTAAAAGAGATATAATTAGAGTAAATGGAAGCAATCAGACTCTAAATAAAGATAAAACTCGATATCGTTATCCCAATAATATGTCGTCATGGTGCATTTTTCGATGTAAGTGTGATGCAGTTATTTCGTGTTCATTCATAGAGGGGAATACGAAAATGGATGAAATAGAGAGGAGAAATAAATCATGAAAAACTTATTTAAAGTTTTTGTCTGTATTATAATTATTGTATTAATTTTAGGTTGTGACATGCTATCGCCGGATGAATATTGCGGCGAGATCGTCGGAAAGTATCAACAGATCGATAAAACATATACGGTTACATTGCGGCTGGACCAAGAGGAACTTGAATATATAGTGATCGCTGTATCAAAGGCGGTCTATACGAACTCAATGACATTCGGGATCGGCGATGTCGCCTGTTTTCCGAAAAGTGATGAATACAGACCTAAAAAAAATATTTTATAAAAATAATGAAATAACTTAAAAATTAAAAAACTGGAGAAATAATATGGAAATAAGGCATAGAGGTTTTAGCAAGGAATTAAAAACGTGGATTTATGGATATTATGTAAAATGCCGGAATAAACATTACATCCTTGAGGAACGTGATGAGCGTGGGTTTGATGAGCGTTGGTCTGAGTGGGTAGAAGTTTACCCAGACTCAATACAACAGTATATAGGGATTGATTTATATTATGACCCCTTGTTTGAGGGAGATATCCTCCGAGTATATACTTATTACGATAAAAAAGAACCGGCGCTGAGTGAATACACTGACCATAGAATAGAATATTGCGGGGGAAGAAATTATCCGGCATTTGAGTTGAAGCCTGAGATAGAGAATTGTGAATGCAATGGCATTTCATATATAAAGGGCTCGAATGCAATTGCTCGGGTGGAAGTTATTGGGACTTTTTATCAAAACAAGAAATAAATCATAAGGACTTTAACATTATGCGAAAAATAATAAAAGAGACCCGACCGGTTAAATTCAAGCAAGCCAATGCAGAATTAACCAAAAACAATGAAATATCAATGCCTGTTTATATTGATCATGAAATAGGTTGTATTATTTCCTGCTGGAAAATGCCTTTCATAAGAAGGCTAAAAGTCTTATTTACCGGCAGGATCTGGCTGAATGTCCTATCTAAGAAGCATCCGCTTCTTTACATTGAGAGTTCAGTTTTTGAAAATAAAAGAAGGGACTAAATTAAAAATGAAAACATTAATAATATTCTTAATATTGATATCGATACCAGTTTCAATATCCTCTCAAGACATAAATTATGATTATGCCGTTATTGATACGACAACGTCTATTTCTTGGTCGGGCTATTATGCAATAAATTTCGGAAATACAAGGTTAATTTTTAGAAATGATTCTTTATTAGTAGAAACGACCGATAAAATGGACCAAGCGGCAGAAGATTTTCTAAAAGTGTTAAGCAATATATATTACTCAAAAATAGATAGTTTAAGGGGAGAAATAAGAAAATTAAAACAGGAGAAAAACCATGACAGTAAAAGAATGCGCAGAAATATGTAACGGGATGGATATTGATACTGGGGGATTTCATAGAGATTTTATCAAAAAAATAGCTGAAAATAATCTTGTTATCGTCTTTGGAGAATCTGATGATTTATGTGAATTCCGGGGGGCTATTTTTGATGAAATAGGTTGTTACAGTGGGGCAACAATTTCATTAAATAATAAAGGCAAAATTTTTGAAAATTTGTGCGAGAATGAAGATTGTCCATATTTTTTTGAAATGGCTGAAAATGCCCAATATAAAATAACGATAACGCCTAATTGTGACGGAGAATATTTTTGGACAATTGACACTAATATCCCCCATGAGACATTTGATATTTTAGCTGATGGGGAAAAATATTGTAAAGGTATTGTTTTTTCTTTAAATGATATTAGACGACCAAAAGAAAAAAAACCAGCCATTATTTGGCACAAATGGCCGGAGGAAAAACCGGAAAATGACGGGCGATATCTAATTTACTATGAAGCCGGCCATACAAGAAGCTGTTTTATCGGCGATTACACAGCATTTGAAGATAGATGGCTAAGCATTAATTCTGCTATCATTCGTATGTGGGCAGAAATCGATAAACCTGAAAACGTAGAATAAAGAAAATTAAATAAATATTAAGGAATAACTGTGAGAAAAACTGATATAATTATTAGAGTCTCAGTTCCTGATGGATGGGAAAGAATAAAAACGGGGGATTTAGAGAAAGAAGATATGTATTTTTCAACTTATTTTTACGGTTGGAGCAAAATCCCAGAAGACTGGATTGGTAAAGAAATAAAAGAATCTTTTGCAATTATCCGGAGAATTAAAATACCTGAAGGGTGGAAGCGTATTAAAACGGGAGAAAAGCTAATTCATGGAGATAGGTATTGGTCGGAATTAAGCCGACTTTGGATAAATGTAGTTATATATCCTGAACCTGATAATCATGTAAAAGAGGATGAATTCTGTATTAGGAAAAAATAATCATTAAATAATTTTTACAGGAGAAGAATAATGGAAATAGAAAATTTAAACGTAAGGATAACTGTAGAAGAATATCTTAACCTTCAACTTAATCAGGAAAAATTAAATCGTCTTGAAGCTGGTGGCGTGGATAATTGGGAAGGATACGAAGATTCTTTAAATTTACCTTCAGATTCTCTTAAAGATTATGAAATATCAAACAAAGAGAAATTAATAGAAAGTGGGAAAATCGAGATAATATCTTTCGATTTTATCCAAAGGATTAAAAATAATATAAAACCTATGAAAACAGAATTAATCCAGTTAGAATTTAATAAAGAAAATAAGAAATTGATATTTAGTTTTCTTGAAAATGAAGATATAACTTCAAAAAAGATGTATTTTTATTTAATCCAAATTATTATGAATGTCATAAATGGTTTTATAGAGATGTTTGATACTACAATTCAAATTAATTTTGTCAGGAAAAATAATTCAGGTGGATACTCTGTAATTGAAGAAAGATAAGTATTTAAAAATTACTTAATAACTCAGAAGAGCGAGGGGAAATATTAAATGAGAGTGAATATTAATTTAACAGAACAATGTCCTTACTGCAATTCAGAAATTGAAGTCTCAAATATAAATGGTTTATTATTCTGTTATTGGATCCATTGCACTAATGAAAAATGTATATTCAATGACAGGGGAATGATGTTTGAAAATACTGATTTGTCAGAATTAAGAATAAAATGGACTCAATTTTGTACTACAAAACAACTTGAAATGCCGTTCGCATAATTGATAATATGCGAATTAATTATTATAATTAATAATAATAAGGGTAATATCATGGATAAAGAAATTAAAATACCTAATGGATGGGTAAAAATGAAAAACACAAAAAACAGAAGGATATTAAACGGGGATCAAGTCTATAACTATGGAAAAAAAGAATTTGAAAAAGTTACGGATGAAATAAAACCATACATAACCAGTTTTTCGATCGTCATTAGAAAAATAGATAAGATAATATAATCGAGAAGAAAGAAATACATTATGGCTGATTATAAGAATCAAAAATTTTACTGGTTTCTAATTGTTTACATGCTTCAGGCGAAGAACGGGGATATCGTTTTTACGTCAAAGATTATTAATAATACAAAAAAGAGATTAACAAAAAAACTCCTCGAGGGCAACGAAAATAACATGACTGCGATTATCAATATATCATATTTAGGTTATATGACCGAACCTGAATATATTAAATCTCATTTTTAAAAAAAACTTGACTTTATTCAAATAATTTTGTATTATTAGTATGAACGACTGAAAGCGTGAATGCGTCGTAGGTCGTGTTCCTTATAAAGTTAAAAATCTTATTTGGTGGTATAAGCGGAATAAAAAGGCGACCAGAGTAAATCATGGCCGCCTTTTTTTGGTGAGGAGAGAGGGCTAATTTTTATTTCATTTTCTGTATTCGTGCATTTAGCGCATCTACTTTTTCCGCTAAAACTTCATCATTCTTACTTAACGCTGCCAAAATTTTCAAAATTAGTCGCCAGAACCTTAAGACCAATTCAGCGGCTTCTTCAACTATGTTTTCAACGTCCTCATCTTCTACATCGAACTTTTGAATTTCAGGACGAAGATATTCATTTAATTCGAAATCTTCCATATCTTCTATTTCGTCCGGGATCTCAGAAATACCTCTGATAGCATCGCCAAGCTTCATGAACGGTTGGAATAAATTTGTCAAGACCTGCATCCAATTCCATCTCTCTTTTATTGCTTTGACCATCGTTTCAATTAACGACATAATAAAAGCAATAAATTCTTGTGTTTCTTTTACGTTATACATAATCCATTCTCCTGTTTTTGAGTTAAAATTCTCCTCACTCTTTTTCTTTTTATAGTGCTTTATGCCTTTGTGCGTAATCCCACCAATAAAAGCCGTTACTCCGATCATTAGGACTTTCTCCGCTGCTGGAGCGGTAACTGGATTCAATAACATTAAGAGTCCGCCACCAGTAACTATTACTCCCGCAATTGTTTTCCGCCCATCAATCGCTCTCCATGCTTTTTTGAAAATATTCATAACTCTATACCTCACTTTTACCATTCTTGTTTTTATTAAGTTCTTTCCGAATAGATTTAATATCAAAAGTAATTGTTTGCAGGCAATTACCGTGCTCTGCAATTTTTTTTTCAAGGGAATAGAGTCGATTTGTATGATTTTGAAGTGTAATATCATGCCTTGAAATAATATCCTCGATCTGGTCTATTTTGTTACAATTCTCTTTCGCAATTGTTTTTAAATCTTGAATAAATGACATAAAAAGTTCTTTTTGTGATTCGAACTTTTCATCAAAATAAGATTTGAGCGGAGTGTTAATCATTTTTTTTACTCCGTAAACAAGGACCAATATAGAACCAATAACGCCGGATAAAATTGTAAGATAATGACAAATTTCTTTGATTATTTCTGTATAATTTATCATCCACGCCCCTATGGAGTATTAGTTTTGACGAATACCAATGTAATTTCATTAATAACCCGCCTTGATTTATAATAATTTTTTCTGTATGAATTCCGGTCCATCATTACATAGGTTGACGTCCCGGATGCAATCAAATATTTCCAATAAAGTGTTAGAACTTCGGGCTGCTTTGTCGTTGAGTCAATCGCATCGAAAAGCGTTTTTGTATCTGTAAGGATCTCCTGAGTAATATTTTTTAATGTAACATAAAAAACGTCAAAATCTTTGCCGATCAAATATTGATGAAAATAATTGTCCTGGTCCCAAAATCGATCGCAATTTTGAACGTGAACCCGTCGAACCTGTTTCACTTCAGTTTGATCAAAATCTATGTTTCCGCCTGTGTGCGTTATTCTTATCGCTGTCGCCATTATGCCCATGCCTCGTCTTCGTCTTCGATAAATCCGCCTGCCAGTGCTTTGATCGTCACTCGATATCTATCAAGAAAGTGGCGCGAAACCTCATAAACAAGAGCCTTTGTGAATTGTTCTTTAGGTCTGCCAATATCGATCGTGATCCGGTCGCCGACATCGCTCATGATTTCTCTAAAATGACATTCCGCTGTAATAAGTACCAATCCGTTCTTGTGAATCGAGTGAAATCTTTGTGCAACAATATTCGACATATCGGTCGTATATCCTGACACCTGATCCGCACCGATCTCCCAATCACCGATACGATACTGCCATTCATAGTCCGTGTCAAATGCAAAATTAACGTCGCTCGATAAATCGTCTCCGGTACCATATATATCTGCTGTTGCACCTTTGCAATGGAAATCCTCTGTACCTGCGCCGACGTTGGTAAAATTGTCTGTATCTGTTTTATTCGTGAGTGAATTTCCGTTGTCCGGCGCTGTTGCATCACTTGAACAATTATAATCGCTTGCCGCTGCGAAATTTCCTGAGAAATCAGTGTTATAGCATTCAAACACTGCATTATTAATCGCCAGAGTCGTTGCCGGATCTGATTTAATACCATCATAGCATTTGTACACAGTGTTATTATATATTATTGCAAGATTCGCATCGTCGATATAAATACCCTCTTTATTCGCTGCATTTCTGAATCTATAAATAACATTATTATAAATTGTAATATTCAAATCCGCATCGCCTCCGTAAATTGCATCTTCGCAGAGCGAATCATCGTCACCGTAAAAGAGGTTATTAAAAATTCTTACGTCGTTAGATGCGTCTTGATCATAGACATAAATACCATATTTGCCTGCCGTTACGCCGTTATAAGGATGAAACTCACATCCTTCGATTCTTACATAATTTTCGCGTACCTGAATGAACGAATTAAATGTAAAATCGGCTGATCGTGTGAATTTAACTCCGGTATTAATTACGCCTGCATGACGTTCTCCGAACGCTGCGTATATATGGATGTAATTACTCGCTCCGGTTGTCCATCCGAATAATGCTGTACTGTCATTCAAAAATGCAGAGTCATTGTAAAGCTCAGCCAGTTCGACATAATCATTCGTGACTAAATCAGCCTGTCGTCCGGCCTCCCATGCTGTTAATGTCGAATAATCTCGTCCGGCTGCTGATCCGACGGTATATGTATTGACTGCGCCCATTAGCTTGATTTCTCTTTAATAATGGCTTTGCTTAATTTTGTAATAAATCTATTATAAAATGGTATGCGTCGATCATGGACTATATTTAAAAGCGTTGTGTCCGTATTGATATATCCTTTATTGAATAAAAATAATAAATATTTTTTCATTTTCTCCGGCGCGACATCGCTTTGAAATATCTGTTTCGCCGTATAATTAAGTTGCAAATCAGATGATTTTGAAATATAATCAATATAATATTTTCGCTTTTTAACTATTGCATTTTTTTTAATAATTGGATCTTTGAGACCTTGAATAATCCTGTCATCCCGATTAAATTCACTGTCAGGAATATAAACAGGCAAAAAATTACGAAGCTCTTCTTTCCCCCAATTCCAGCATTCATATATTCGACGGTCCGAAAATTCTTGAAATTCATTCATGAATGAAAAATATTTTATCATGTCAGAAATATTTTCTGTCGTGATAGGAAATGTGATTTTTTTTACAGGTTGATCGACGGATCTTAATATATTCGATTGTGCCAATGCTTTTCTGAAATTCTCTACTGGTTCAGGATCTTCAGTGATCGATCCGTCGTAATGGATGATAAGTCTGCGATAATATTTCTTATAAAGTTTCGGTATAAATGGAATGTTCCTGCCATGTGTACCACGCACCAACATATCAAACCAGCTATAACTTATATGTTGATCCGATACCGCTTCGATAATATCGCCTTGCTCAAATTCTTTTGACGGATCGATTTTTTTTGAATTTACTTCTTTTGAATATATTAAAAGCTCAGCCATAATACTCCTTAATTCACAAAGCCCGGAAAGTATACATCAAGACTTCGTTTTTTGCCATGCAATAAATACGACGCGTTTTCATCATCTGATGCCGGATAGGTGTACATCTTTCCTATATACTCATCCTGAAAATTCGCGTGAGCCCAACGAAAATACGCATTAATTTCGTTGTATAGTTCGGTTCGTGATATTTGTGGTGATCCGATCACGTATGGAGTAAATGAATCAAGATAAAAATCAGGATTAAATGAAAAAATGCGAATATTGCCGGTCAGCATCTGTCCGATGTGTGCGATTTCATGAGGAAGAACGGTAAGAATCGCTTCAATCACCGAACAAGGTTGATCAAATGTCATATTAATAATATCATTACTACACAACGAATATAACTTATTAAAACTATATGACGTTGCCCCGGTATCGGTCACGCCTGCGCCACCGACATCGACATCACTCGATGTTAAGTCGGTATAATCGACCAGCAAATTATAAACGATCTCCGGTACGGTCAAGCCTCTGAAATTCACAGCGACACGAAAGTCAAGCGAATCACCTTCCGCGATTGTACCGCCCCACGATGCACTTGCGATATACATATATGAGTCGGTCGCGTCTGTATGTGTATAGAAATTTGAAGCAGTAGATCCATTATATTCGTTACCGTCCGGATCAGTTAATACAAATCGATATGTTCCAACGGATCCGGCGCCAATTTTGATATTCCAATCACCAATCGGGCATCCCGCATAAGTAGTTACTCCGGATAACGTTGTTGTATCACTTGATCCCCAACGGAACGACGTGACGTAATTTCCACCAAAATCGATATAATCGGTGGTATGTGTCAATCCTGTAATAACTTTAAGCGGAGTATCGAGCACATCAACAAGTAGATTTGTTATTTTGAGCGTGGCTCTTTTCCCGTCCCACTGAAACGGTTCTTTGATAATGCCCTTGAAAATTGTAAGTGAATTCGCGTTGCCGTCGAGTTTAAGAATGACATTGCATTGCTTTCCCATAAGTGGGAACGTTGAAACAATCGAACCAGCATTGTAAACATTTGCAGGACCAGCCGCCCATCCGATAGAATTCGCTGCGGCGGAGTTGAGTGTAATTGCTTCGCTATTTGTGCCATCCGAAAACCATACTTTATCAGTTGATTCAAATTCACCTAAGCCGGCGCGCAGGTCACAGGGATTATTAGTTGTGTCTTCATCTAAGACGCGCTGAATGATTCTAAATGCGTTTGTTTTAACAACTAATGTCGAATAGACTTGATTTGGATCGGCAAATGAAAGTTGAATGTCTTTAAGCAATAATTGATTTGAATAATTTGGATCAATGTCGATACCTGATACGATGTCACTCATACCGATCAATCCGTCCTCAGCATTCAACGTGAAATTCTCCCCGCTCGGATCAATATTAACCTCGAGATATGGTCTACATCCCTGCGGATTGTCGAGTAAAGCTAACCAACCAGCTGGTAAATTTGTTGTATCACTCATTTATCGAACCTGTCCATAAAAAGTTAATTTCATCAAATGATCGTAAGCCTCCATTCCATAATGATATATTTCTTCGTACTGAGGATCCAGGAGGCACTCAAGATATGTCGCGTTATTTATTAAGTATTCATAATAAATTTTGAATTTATACGTATTTGCCAAAATAGAGTCAACATCCGTTTTCGTCGCTCGTTTATGGATCCTAAATGTAATATTGATTTGATACCGATCTCTGCTTGCATCTTCATTAATTCGATCGAGATCATGCAAAAGCGGATAGATATTTCCGGTCGGTTGGATTTGTTCGAGATCGATTAAAGGAATTACGTCAAGTTCCCTTAATTCATTCTCTTGAAAATATATCGTCGTCGCATATGCTGCACCATTATAAAGTTCTATTTTGAGGCAATTGTTCATCTAAAAATACCTACATTTATTAGATTCCGGTCACGCCTGCGCATCCATGATTCCCCTTCATCCTGAAATATTTCCAGTGCCGTATTAATGCCCGGATCATGAACCAGAACCTTGACGTTTTTCCCTTGCCCTTGAGATCCGAGTATTTCCTTTAGTAATGAAATTACTTCTTTTTGGTCGCCGCCCAGATCCTGAACGTTACCAGACTTAATAAAACTATTCCATTGAGCGGGAGAAAATTGCGTTGATACATCGCGCGGGATAACGACTTCGCGATCTTGTAAAATCGCCATTAATTCATCATTCGCTAACAGACCGGAATGCGCGTAAACAATGCCGCCAGTATGAAAATTAGGAGGTTCTGTTTCATTAAATTGATTATACCATGCCTCAAGATCTTCAAGTTTAAGACCTAATCCAAGTAAAAGCTCCTCTAAAAAACCAGTATCCATTTCCATCGTTGACATCGCTTGAAAGGCCTCATATATTTCAGATATTAAATCTTGGAATGCCGGTATTGTAACATCCCAATCGCCTTCAACCTGAAGTTCCCCAAGAAGAGAAACAGCCTGTCCAATCGTATCTTCAATAATTCCCATTAATGGGCCAAAATCAATATAACCACCGAAATATTCATAACTTTCAAGTATACCCTCCATTAATTTTTCAAGCTCAGTGATCGCGCTTGTTACGCCAGATTTTGCTCCGAGTGCTTCGTTGAGCGCCTCCCATGCTTCGGTTAAGCCAAGTATCTGGTTTTCTAAATCTTCCGCTTTTTGTGTTAGAACTTCATAGGAATGGGAGCTTGTTTGTCCTCGTCCCTCCATAAGAGAAAGCTGTACATATAAATCCTCTAATTCTGTTGTTAATGATTCTATTTGTCTTTCATAATCTTCCGCTTTTTGATCTATAATTGCACTCTCAAAATCATGCATTGCATTTGTAGCAACATCAATTCTTCCTGCTAATTTTGGAAATTCACTTGAAAATGATTTCAACTGTATGGTATTATCACCAATAAGTGCAGGAGCGTGCTCGATTAGCAAATAAAACCCCTCCAACGCTACATTGACAGGATTAAAACCGGACATTGCCAGCTGGCTGAGATTATGAACAAGTTGAGACCCGATAGGACCAAATGATCCCATAGCCCCGACAACAGACTCCAGCCCTCTTGTAAAGGCTCGAACGTCGGCCTCACTCGATTCAAATTTAAGGGCAACATCTTCTATTGGTTTTTTAGCATCAATAAATATTTCTGTAGCCATTGCCGTTTCGAGATTCATGTCTTTCAAAGAATCTATGACTTCACGGGAAGCGCCAGTTAGATTAATATTTTCTTTAGCAACCTCTTTTGTAGACTCTAACCATCGTTCAAGAGCATTCGCCGTATTATCTGCCGCCCGGGCTGTCTCGTTTTGCTCTTCTTTTTCAATTTTTAAATCGAGGTTATATGCTTTTAAAACCTCATCAAGTTCGGCAATTTCTTTTTCTAATGCTTTTACTTTTTGATGTTTTTCTTCATCGGCTTCCAAACTCCCAAAAATAGCGTCGGCGGCGGTTTTAACTGCCCCACCAAGGCCTATTTGCTTTGTAGCAACCAATCCCGCTTGGAACCCAACTAATTCCATAGATTTAGTATTGGCTAACCATGCCTCTTTTTCTTTTTTTAATTGCTGTTCTAATTCTTTTTTCTGTAATTGAATCTTTTTTGCAATTAATTGTCCGGAGACATTATCATATTTAACTAATTCTTCAACCGTAATTCCTAATTGTTCAGATAATTGAGCTTCATATTCCGCTAAAGTTTTGCTTTCTTCAGCACTTAAGTTTTTCTTACCTTTCAATTCATCATATTTTTTGCCTAAAACAGTTAATTCTTCGGCTTCTTTTGAAATATGGTCATATTGTTTTTTGGCTATTTCCGCATAAGATTCGGTTGTTTCACTTAACAACGCAATTGCGGCAACCGCCCCGACGACAATTGCCCCAATAGGCCCAAGAGCTGTAGCCCAAAGAGCTGTAGCGGTTTTTGCTAATTTTGTGGCAAGCGTGTACGCTTTTATGCCTGCTGTTATCGCTCCGAGAGGTACAATAAAATTAATAAATATAGAAACGACCGATCCAATTGTTTCGGGATACTTATTTAATGTCTGAAGTAAGTTAGTTAAAAAAGGTAAAAAATTCTTTTGTCCAAAATCAATTAATTCGGCTTGAATAGTATTTCTAAATAACTTTAATTGAGATCCAAAATCTTGCATTTTGATGTCAAACGCGGCCATCATTGACCCCTGAGCCTCATACATCATTTTCGTTTTTTCAGCTGCTGAGTCTGCCAGTTCTCCAGTTATTGAAAAATACCCGACCAGAGCTTCTTTTCGACCGATTAAATCTCCGATCCCTATTCCATATTGCTCAGTATAATCTTTGAGTGCGAGCATAGCTCCCTGGAGCCCGCCCATTTTTTCAATTAATTCTTGTCCGCTTACGACTCCTAAATTCTCAAAGGCATCTTCAAGGTCGCTTGTTGGTTTTAATAACGCGGACATCATACCTGTTAATTGAGTCGCCGCCTCGCTTGTTGTCCCTGTGACTCCTGACATCGCCGCCATAATACCAGCGACTTCTTCAAATGCGACGCCCATACTCGTCGCAATTGGGATCGCTCCCCCCATCGCTGATGCAAGCTCCGGCATAGTCGTAACGCCTTGTTCAATCGTTTTAAAAACAATGTTATAGATACCTTCTAACTCTGAATATTCGTATCCATAAGATTTTACAATAGTCGATCCCAATCTAAAGGTTTCGGTTAAACCAGCAACGCCGGCAATCGCGGCCTTTGATGATAATTCGAGGGCGTTCATTTGTTCTGTTGGAGGAACGGTTGCAGAAACAACATTATACAAACCAGAGGCAAGATCTTCTATTATATCAACAGGCAATTCTCTACCAAGGTCAAGAATCTCTTCTTTATACTGGGCAATACGATCGGCTCCCTGCGGTCCCAATAAAGTATGAACATTACTCATTTTTGATTCAAATTCTGAGGCTTGAATCGTTACAAGCCCGAATGTTGCCGCCGCTGCGGCCATCGTAATATTAAGAGCTTGACCAAATTGTTTTGATCTGTTTTCAGCACTATTTATTGTTCCATCGAAATCCGTTGCATCAGCTCCGATTCGTGCTATAATATCATAAACGCCTGAAGTTTTTCCCAAATCTGTCTCCGTGTCCAATTTAGTTTACCATTTGGATCGGGCCTATACCAAACGGTACATTAAAGATCCCAATTACTTCTTCTTTTTTTTCTTTTTTAGACTTTTCTCTATCGATCCAATGTTTTATAGGTGGTGTGTCTGGTTTTCTGTTTATATTCGCCAATAATGTACTGACAATATCAGTACAATTTATAAATGTTTCTCTTGTTTTGTGTTCTTCAGAATCTATTTCATTTAATAATTTTATGTAAATTTCAAATCGATATGGATTTGAAATTTCCTCCCAAAGTTTTGGATCAAATATTGATTTATAATTGGTGAATCTTTTCCATATTTCTATAACCGCGAGAAGAAAATTAGCTATTTGCTCGTTTTCTCCTGTGAAGCTTCCGTTTTCTCCTCGCTTGAAAAGTTTTTTACTGATTCTTCTATATCAACATTAAGATCATGAAGCTCAATATACATCTCAAAAACTTTCTTATAGAGTTCAGGATCATTATTGAGGATATAAATAAAGTTTTTTCGACTCTCCTCGTCTTTTGCAAATAAATATTCTTTCCCATCCTCAACGAAATATAACTTTTCACAAATTACAGTTTTCACCAGTTCATTCCCGACCAAAGATCTGGCTAATTGCTCCGCGTAATTTGCAGGTTTATTCTTTTTTGCTTTTTCTTGTGCCTCTGTGTCTTTAATAGCTTTCACTTGCTTTTCAAATTCGGTTTCATCGATCGGTTGATTATTATATCCTTTTTCAACTAAAGACTCCATAATCCTTCGATTTAGAGCTTTTTGGTTCATGCTCATTTCGATAGGATCCATTTTATATAAGCGGCAAGGGATTAATTGACCGGAAAGTTCAATATCAAAATCAATATAAACTTTGACATCTTTTACGGCATTTTTGAGCAATTCAGCAGTATTAATCATATCTAAGATCTCCTTTAATATTTAATCATATCAATTATTTTCTATCTTCTAAATTTCTTTTTCTAATATCAAGAACCTCAATTGTAAGTTCTCGATGTATTTTTTGGATGTCTCGAATTGCAAACTTAATTTCACCATTTTCAATTTCCTGAAGTGGGAGATTTGCTCTATTGTTCCAAACAAACCGAATAAAGCAATTGTCTTCTACTTCTATAATATAATAACTATCAGGTTCTGTACCTGACAAGCTTAATGCCGCTGTCAGATACAGATCCTGAGTTTCAAAACTTTTATTTAAATTTTTAATATTCATGTCTATTATGTCCTTACAATATTTTAGGCATCAACAGCCACGTAGCCGGCAAATATATCCGTTGTCGCTGCCGGAGCCGCCGTAGCGGTGATTTTGGGAGTCGCCGGAGTAACTGTATAGGTTGCCACTCGTGTCCCGCAATCTTCGCCTGTAAGCTGTTCTTTTATGTAACCCATATCGACATAATCCCACTCCAGTTGATGCTCGCCAGTCAAAGCCGAAACCATATCCAGGGGAGTTTCTGAAAGGTTAAAATCGACCGCTGCGCCATCACCGTCGAACTTATCCAAAACCCAATGAGTATTACTGGGGATCCAAAAAAACGGATATTCGGTATGTAAATTTAAAACGCCCTCAAGCTCTTCCAGTGATCCCATGTCGTTTTTCCATCCTTTAATCTGGACATCGGGAATAATTAAAGATGCAAGTGCAGTGCTGTTATTATGGTCTCTTGCGATTAATTCGAGATCAAAAAGAGGATATGACGGGCATTCATTTAAAAGTGCAACCGTTCCGGCATTTGTCCATGTTTGGCCCATAAGTGCCGCGACCAATGTATCCAAATAACCGGGCAACATTTTAATACTAAAGTCCATCTTCCCACTGTCTTTGATCGTCCTTTTTACGTTTCCACCTCCAAAGTGGAACACGTCTTTTTCCGTAAACGCTCTATCTCCGAAACTAATTCCTTGAATACCTTCAATATTCACACTTACCACAGGAGCCGCAACTGCAGCGGCGTGTAAATGATACTTTGCAAGGGTAAACTTGCCCTTGCGGACGGTATTGCGATCGGGAGCGGCGTGTTGAGTTGTTTTTGCTGTCATTAGGATAATCTCCTTTTCAGATCCAATTCTAATCCATTTTTAGGTTTTTTAAACCGTGAATTCAATTTCAATTTCTGCTCTGTAATTATTAATCGTGTCCGGGATCTCTTGAAATGGTCCCAAGTTTAAAACGGTAATCCCGAACCAACTCAATGTCTTGTTGCTATATGTCACGCCGCCAAGTTCGACGGTGAATGTCTTCGAATATAATGTTTGAGGATTCTCGAAAGTATTATAAAACGCACTTTCTAAAACCTGTAACTCCTCATCTCCTCCATGAATGTCGTTCAGCCAAAACCCCACGGTCATAATTAGCCCGCGCTTTTTTAGTCCGCCAAAATGGTTCACGTCTAATTGTCCTTGAGGTTTTGGTCTTAATATATATATTGTTTTGTTGGTCAATTCTTTAAATACATTCTCTGATAGTTCTCCAAAAATAACATCGCAATCGGAGAAACAATCCGTAAACGAATCGATTAATGCTCGAAATACACGTGCGCTATCAAGAATATATCTATTGTCTCGGATCCCACTCATGCGAGGCCTCTTCTCCTAATTTCAAGTAAAATGGCTCTTCCCATACGATTAAAAATCGCCGGCCTGCACTGTTCAACAGCATCTTGGATAAAGCGCCGGGCTTTCATTTTGTTTGTGCCATAATGCACAAAAATATTATGAGGAGCGACGTGACCGTCACTCCAAATTTTATAAAATCGTTTAAATGCGAATCCAGTTTGCACCATAAGGGATTTAATTGAATGGGCAAGCCTAATAGATACACGCGGGATTGGAGTGTTACCGATATAGGGACGGGCTTTCTCAATTGATTTTTTATCACCCGGATTATAATGAGGACCGGAAACATTCTGAGTTACTTTTTCTTTAACTTCGTCATGCCCCTCAGTTACAATCTGAGGCAATACTTCATTGTAAAGATGCCCCCGAGTCCCTCCGAGTTTATCCATCCATCTTGTTATATCACTATATTCATTAATTTCAGGCACTTTCTTTCTCCACTAAAATCGCCGCATTGTCTACCACAAAAAGCACTTTATAATATTTCGAATTCCAAATTATTGTATCGGCATCCAGATCAATCGAATTAAGATCCACCAAAGAATAATCACTTGATTTTATCGGCGGATACATAATACAATAATTGTTTTTCATATTACCAATTTTTGATTGGATTCGATTTTTGAGATAATTGGATAAAGTTTCAAGTTCCATTGAAAAGACGGCAATAATCCCGGTATCAGTCGATTCACTATCGATTAGTCCGGTTCCTCCGCAATCATCTTCGTCCGGATTAAGACGATGCCACTCAGCGCTATATTGAGATGATCCATCGCCGCGCGAAGTAAGGCACGGGCACGAAGTCCCTGTAACGTGTCTCCATGTTGCCGAGGATCCGACATCTTCAATATGACGTTTATATATAGTGTCATTTAAAAAATTCATTATCTTTACCTGAAAAATGATAATATTTTTTCATTACTCGTAAATAGGACATTAGTTAGTGATTCGCCGTCATGATCATAATCATCACCACCAACCGCTGAAGCTCCGAAACCAGACCATTCATTATATCCAAGTTCGTTCATTAAAAATTTTACCGATGTTTTTAATTCATCAATAAAATCCTTTACGTCACCGGATTTAAGAGGCTTAATTTCAATCGGTCCTTCTTTTCCTCCGGGCTTCGGATAAAATATCAAAGAACGACATGCCGCCAGATCAATGGCGGCCGCTTTAGCGATTACCTTTTCATTTGAATCTAAATCATCGTATTCGTTTGGACCTCCGGAATCGAGCATTTTATTAATCAAGGCAATTGCCACCGGAATTTGTCCGGCGCTGTTAAGTACAGTGTCGGACAAATCCAAAGTCGTACATCGGGCAAGACGATTTCTAACTTCCGTTGCTGTTATCGATAATGCCATTGGCTTAATCGTCTCCTAAAAGAATCCACGTAATTGTTACGGTCCCGTCAATCGTTAACGCATCATTGCCGTCGCAATCTGCTTCGGTAATTGCCACATTAAGATAAGCGTCTGACGATGTAGCCGAACCGTCAATCGTTTGATCTGTTGAATTAATAATATCGGCGGTAACCGTACCAGCGACCAAAGCAAGATCGTCTTTTGCGGTCAATACGGCTTCATTACCAGCGAGGACATCGTTATCCGTACCAACCGCTTCAGTACCGACACCAGCATCAAAAATAGCGTCCGCGTGAATATCCGTTCCTACTCGCGTGCAGGTCAATACTTGATGTGCACCGATCATTTTTATGTGACCCTCGGGAAAATCAATTAACTTTACTGAACCATGGGCTCCATTGCCGGCGGCATCTGTAATTGTCATTGAATAGCTTGAAAATGTCATTACTGATTTATGCACCGTATAAGCCGCATTATTTACACCACTTAATCCGGTTGCACTCGCCAGAGTTGGAGCGCCTGAATTACTATTTATTATTGATCCGTCTTCGAGGCGGATATCAGCCTCCTCAACAGTCGTTCCATGTCCAGCATCATCATAGAGATCAAGACCATAATCGAAACCATCGCCGGTCGTCGATCTTACTGATGTTGCCTTGAAAGCGGCGGGAATTGATATTCCATTCCCGTTATCGCCTTCGGCAAATGCCATAACCGCCGCATGAGGGGACGTGTTTGCCGCATCTTTTACAATACCAATAACTGCGGCCTTTGCTCCGGGAGTCGTAAGTGATACAGTTGGATTAATTCCTTCGGTTTCGTAAATACCCATTAATCCGGCAATATATCCGGTCGGATCATCTCCGGCATCGGTTTCATCTATGGCGAGCCATCCCATTACTCCGTACATATTTGAGCGAACTTTTCCGCCATCCGCAAGAGTCGAATAAAATGAACCGCCGTATAATTCTGCTAAATCTGAAGAAACATCCGCCGTCGCGCTTGCCTGAATTGGCCTTAATGCACCATTGCCATCTCCAGCAGTAGCTTTTATTGTTGATGAGATACCATCTGTATATCCTGTCCCAGTCTGATCATCGGCGTATATGCCAAATATATTTGCTCCAGTTGTGACAGTATAATAAGAACCAGATGCTCCTACATTTACTAATCCGGCAATATCAACATTATCGTCAATATCAACCGCATCAAAATTAGCAGTCCCATCAACATCAAGATCATCCGCAATATCAACGTTTCCATCTTCAACGTCGAGAGCATCTTGACCATTAGTGCCAGTAATAATTAATGCTTCTTCCGAGGCATCCCATAGAAGATTATCGCCAGCGGTAGACGAATACAATAAAACGTCAACTCCGGTTCCATCTGCTCCGCCTGTGATTTGATCCAAGAAAGTAAACCCAGGAGTCCCATCACTTACAGAATTAAACGTAACAAGCCCACCATCGGCTTGAGTAGCAGACCAATAAGCCGCTGCATCAAACCCATGTTTTAAGACTCCGGCCGTTATATTTACAGTCCCGTCCGTTGCATTGTCGATTGTCTCATCATTTTCTAATGTGATCGTTCCGTTAATTTCGACATCATCCGCAAATATAGCATCATCCCCTGATAATTGTAGAGGAGTTGCGCTCGAATTCGCTGAATACGTCTTAAACTGTAATTTTGAATCTTTTGAATCATTAGTTACATCTGTAATTACCATTTCAATTTCGCTCCACGTGACATTATTTTCGTCATCGTCGTTTGCTTGAAATAGTATTTCCATTAGAATGTCATCGTCTTCCATCGGACCGTATGAATTTTGTAATATAAATTGTCCAATGGATTCCGTGGCTGAATCCGTAAAAACGACCGTCATTAAGGAATCATATGAATACAGGGGATTGTACAACGTTTTATTGTACATATCATATTCCCCATACCATATATATCTTTTGATTTTATTCCAACCGGTCATCCAAAGGCCCGGATCCGCCTTATCGACTGCACTTGTCTGAGCGGATAAGATCTCCGGTCCGATTAGGAATGTAATAATAATCGCTAAGAGAATATATATAATTACTTTTCTCATTTTTCTTTATTCTCCTCTTGTTTAGAATTTTCATTAGGCTTCGGATCTGGATCCTTAACCTCTTTTGTTTTTTTTGTTGTTTTTTTGGCAGGAGCCAAATCATATCGTCGCCGATGATCCGGCCAACTTAATTCAGCCCGCCAAAAAGCGTTATCGGGGACTGATCGAACTTTTTTTGGGTTTTTTTCGTATTCAGGACGATCTACCTTTAAGATAAATTTACCGTGCATTTCAAATTTGCAGATAGATTTTCTCAATACAATATCCATCATTTTTTGAGCCATTTAATAACCTCCATTTAATAAATTTTCTTATACAATTAAGCGGAGACTAAGCTCAATGCACCAATTGCCTCCCGATCATTCACTTCTGTTAAGATTTGCATCGATATTGTCGTATGCACTTCCTGGACTTTCGTGAATTGCTCAGTTTCCTGAAGCATTAATTGATCATCCGTAATCAGATTAATTGCTTTTTTTGTATCAATTCCAATTATCTGATCTGTTGACAATTGCGTTGAATCCCATCGTTCACCAGCAGGGAAAGGCAGTCCGATAACATTCGTAACCTCTGATTTAGAATCCTTTGGATTTGTCATCGAAGCGAATGCCTCAGCATACAATCTCAACGCTTCTACACGTGCAAAATATTGATTAATTTTATAACCTTGGCTTAAACACGTTATAAATTTTATAATATCTTTTGGTACGACGGCTCCAGTTGTCGTCACATTTTCTTGATGGTTATCAGTGTCAAGTCCATTTGTGACTCCATCGCCGTTGATCGCTGTATAAATCAACAGATCCAGAATATCAATTGCCAATTGACGACCCATGTCATCCAGCACCTTTGATTTCAATGCAGAAAATCTCATTGATTTCATCGTATTGTAATCAAATGATAAAGTCGCACCGTATTGCTTTTTATGAAGTGCATCTTCGGCGGCTGTCACATGAATTTCCTTAAATGGAGCCCGATCACCGCGACGAGCCAAACTCCGATTATGTTGATCACTCGTATAAGTTAACGTTTGATAATTTTGATCATTTGACCGGATGATATTTGCAAAAAACCTTGTATAATCAAGCGTATACAGAGCCTCTGCATGAATTGTCTGAGAAATTAATTCGGGAAATAACACGTTCGGCCCGGCTGTCCAGATTGTTTTAATCGTTGAATTATGATTAATACCAAAATGAGATAGCATTTTCTCAAATATATGTTTCGGTATCGGTTCACCATTTTTTTTCATTTCTTTACGAGCAAGGAAAATATCAGTCTTACTCATATTTCTATAAATATCATGATCTCCATTAAAATTATTTTCGATGGCCAAATCAGTTAAAACCTCTAAGACGGTTTTCTCGTCTGATACGGCTCTTCTGTAAATATTGAAATCAAGATTTTTTGCGAATTCTTTAAGTTCCATTTTCGTTTCCTTTTTAATTCAGGTTTATTGTCTCTAAAAACATATCTTGTTTAAATTTTAATTTAAATAGGGACTATACTATTGCGTGGACGACTGAGTTTGTCGTATCTACATTGATAATTTTACCAATTCCACCGGACGTAACACCATCCACGACATCTCCATCCGTACCATCCATTTGAATTTCTTCGCCCAATGAGGGTGCGGTATTCTCACCATAACTAAATTCAAAAATCCCTATTGGAGTATGCAAATTTCCTTCATAGTCAGCATATTTGAATAAGGATACAGATAAAATATATCCGTATGTCTTATCTTTCTTGTAATTGACTATTTTTCCATTCGGAGCCACACCATTGCCCGCGAGAGAAACTTCGTTATTATTCGAAGTGCTGATTACTATATAAATATCTTGCAATTCCGGAGTACCGGCCGTCTCGTAGCCTTCTAATGTGTCTTTAAGAGATGAATCCGGATAGAATTCATGCACGACTGGGCTTTTTACCCGTTGTCCGCCAATATCTTCAAACATCTTTTTGTCCTTTCAATTCAGGTTTATTTTCTTAATTAACTGGTCCGTATTCGGTCCTAATATATGGCAATCAAAAAAAACATATTACAAAGAAATCTGATTCCTTAAATAATTCTTTTTCTCAGGCTTTTCTTCGTCTTCTGGATTCGTGCTATCATCGACTTTTGCAGGCAACTGTTTCAACATGAACCCGTCGAACTCAAATCCCTGTTGCGTATTGTTGAAAAGATTTTTGACATAATTAAATTTCTGTAATAGATCATCGACTAAATTCTTTTCATACATCGCTTTCGCGGCTTCAACCTTCTCATCGTTGTCATAAACTTTCATAAGTCTTTCGAGCTTAATGATATTATTGATAACCTGAGATTTATATTTCTTTTGATCGTTTAATGCGGCCTTAACTTCATCGACGGATACGCCCGATTCCAAAGCCTTAATACTTTTTGCAAATTCAATATTTTCTTGATCCTCTTTTGAAACAGGAGTATCTTCGCCTCCCTGTCTTTCAATAGAATCTAATTTTGCTTGGATATCATTATCCAGTGTTTTTTGCTGTTCTTCATTTCCCTCAGTCAATTCGTATACGACATCGCCAAGGCTTTTTAATTTAATTTTCATTCGTTCAACTCCTTCTATTGGTTGAATATTGTTTCCTTGCTCAATTAATCCAAGCTGAGCCAAGTATTTATTAATTTCTGAATAATCCCTTTCGCCCGCAGTTTTGTCGATTTTGTCGATCTTTACTCGGAGCGCCGAAAGATTAATCAAACCATCATTCTCAATTTTTTCGGTATATTCAAGATCCTGGTCATCTTCGGTTCTTTCGAGATAATATTTTCGTGTCCCGTTGTGGCCAACAAAAAGAATCCCTTTTTCAATCAAAGCATCAATTTCTTTGCAAAAATATTTCAAACTTGGATCATGAATTTGGTTTAATCCTGACCAAAATTTAATATAATTAGGCGGCAAATTTGCTAATACATCTTGGCTGAAGAATTTACCGCCTACTCCCTTTTGGTTTACAATCCCGTATTGGGACCCTAACCAAACGCCGGAGCCCTCCAGCGCTTCAGCTCGCATATCTTTACTTGATTTCCATTCCCAAAAAAGGACATTGGAGCCGCCCTCTTCGTAATATGGATCACAGACCGGACAATTAAATCGAATGGACGTATAGTAATCAATCCCGGCCTGAATGTCTGAGACTCTTTGTTTTTCAAGTTCTGATCGATTCATTACGTAAAACTTTACTTTAAGCCAATATATCCCACCGTCGATCTCTCGAACTTTTTCGAGTTGCTTTTGAATGTCCTTCCTTGGATTATATCCAATAAGTTTTCTCGCTTCTTCAATTGTCGTTTCCATTAGTTCCGCATCATAAAATTTCCCTGTCTTAATAGAAGTATTATGATCATGGAGCCTTAACTTTCCTACAATCGACGTTTTAAAATCCTTAACCGTTTGTAAAGTAAACCGTTCATCATCTCGATCAATAAAATTATTACACAAAAACATCGAGAAAGCTTTAACATCTTCCTGAGAAAATGCGTCCGGCTCGATCATTTGCCTTTGGATCTTCCTCCATTCAGCCGAATCTTCAGCGAGATTGACCGCCTTTAACTCCGACGATACGGAGTTGATCTTCTCAACCGGCTCCATATTTTTTCGAACATTCATTTTAATCAACTCCAAATAATTTAAACATTCATTTACGTTTTTAAATATCAGGTTATCCCTTTCAAGATGATCTTTGTGTTTACGAGGGAACCAAGCACTCTCATTATCAAAGGATACGCCCCGATATTTCATATTAATGTTAGGTCCAACATCAACCTTAAATTTAAAATATCGTTGTGATTTCTGGACAAGCTCCATTATTTTTTGTAACCTTTTTCAAACGGTTTCTTTTTTGAATCCTCGATAAAATTCGATTTTTCTTTCAATGGTTCGCCCGGATCCTTTTTGAGATCGATCGGCGTCTTTTTTGATTCTTCGAATTTCTTTTTTACATCTGGATCGCATACGTGCATTTTTACTATTTGCATTAATGTGAGGCTTTTACCTCCGTTAATAACTTCGCCGCAATTTGGACATACATATCTCATAATTTAATCTCCTTTGTCTTCTAACATTTTAACAGTTATCAAATTCGGTTTCATAACTAAAAACACTTGTTGTGAATCAGGATTTACATCAACTGAAACAGTTGAAATAAAATTAGTAATGTCTAAAATAAGTTCATCCTTTTTTAAAATAACTGATGTTATTTTAGAATGTTTGTTTCTTAAAATTTCAACATCCATTATCATGCCCTCTCTTCAGTATAGAAATTTATATATCATTCTGATTGATCGATATTTATATTTATTCCTCTATTTATTTTTACTCTTGATATCCAAGCCGCTAACCATAGCAAATCATCGGCAAATTTAATAATATATCTTGATATGATAAATCGCCATTGATATTTACCGGCTTCTTTTTCAATCGCTTTTTTTAAATCCTCATTTATTTCGTATTCAAAAGTAAGTTGATTAAACGAACTTCTAACCATTTTTTCGAGACCTATATTTTTTAAAGTGACCATACTCTCTCCCTTATAATAACTGACTTAACACAATTGGTAGTTCTTCGCGCCCCTCCTGAGTATACGGATTGTTATTCCATCTTTCTTGAACCGGCCGCCCTTGATTTGTGTACCTTGAGGATCTAATACAACAGCAGTGAGGATGAGTAGAAGAAACCGGTTCCGGACCTTCCCCTAATTTCCACATTTTTCCATCCAGCGCTAAGCAAATTTCACAAGCTGTAAGAGCCGCAGACCAGACCTCATATTTTGTCCCTGAAGCTTTTGACTGGACATTAAATCCTACATTTGCCGCTAACACTGGTTCTGACCTTGCAATTCGTCGCCAGTACCATAATTCCCCGCCGTAATTTTTGTGTAAAAATCTCGCCGCCGCCCATGGCGATTTCCCCTCTTTTGCTATCTCAATTAATTGTTTCTTAACTGCTTTCATATTTTTAATGGCGAGTTTTGTCGTAATCCTGTTTCCACCGTCTTTAATAGCCGCTTGAAGATAATAATTTTCAAGTTGTGCAGCGAGTTCCGTCTGATTAATTGCTCTTGGATCAAAACCTTCCGGCGCGTGCCTTATAATATCCTTAATTACCCGTCCAATCGTCATGCTATATGAGTTAAACATAAAATAATGGAGGATAGGGAGCTCAGCACTTATTTTAATACTTTTCTCTTCAAGTTTCTCATTCCCAGTTATATCAGCGTTTAAGTCCTCAATAATCCTCTTCATTGCCTTAAACTGTGAATTATTTACCGTAAATGGAGATGATGGAGGATCTTCCTCTTCGTTTAATAATGAATTCGTAACTTCATCAAACGACGGTAGATTAAACGCCTTTAGGATATCTATTTCTGCGTTAATAACTTTATCCGCAAGATTTTCATAGAAATCTTTTTGAATTTTCCTCATCTCTGGCCATCGATGTTGATGCGTGGCCAATTCGGCTTCGACAAGGGATTGAGTAGGAACTTTACAACATATATCATCTATCGGATCCGGGATCATTGATAAAGCATAGGGGACAATTTTACCCTTAAAATGTTTTGAAAATATCGGATCTTTTCTCAATACTGAGATTGGGATATATATGTTGTTCAATTTAAGCATAATTTATGAGCCGTATTAATTTTGCCGTTTTTAATTAAAACTGCTTGATCGAAATCGCCTTGTATAACCTGAATAGCCTTTAGGATATTTTCAAATTGATATTCTTTTTTTGCATACAACCGCGCGGCTGTTAAAATAAGATCTTCGCGGTTCGTAATTTTTAGGACGATCCCGATTTTCTTATCTTTGAATATAGCCGGATAAGATTCTTTTAGAATTAAGAGATATTCAACTAAATTATTATTCATGTAAAGAATACTCGATATAAATGTCTAAACTTCCCGCACTTGCATCTGTATTTTGATCAAAATACTGTGCAATTATTTGCGTACTACCGGCCATCTTATTCGGGATGTTTCCGTCCATAGTCGTCGTCCATCCTGCGCCTGATATATCCAGATTATCCTTATAATAGTTGCCCGTTCCGGTAACTCCGATATCCAATAAATCGGTACCGCTCCCATTAAATAGAGTTGTGACTTCTACCTTAATCGACCAAATAACTGCGCTCGCTGGTAATTGGAGAATATTAACCGCTCCGCTGGCATCGCTGTAAGTTATTGTCTTTTTCTCGATTAATTTAACTGAACTATTATTTACTTTTATATTTTGATCAAAAACATATGAACCAGCATCAATAAATTTCATTGTCCCATCTTGTTGAAGATAAATCTCCATTGTCGTTTGAGCGCCGCTGTTAGATTCAGAATGTAAGACAAGATGCCGTAAACTATCAACAACGAGACCAGTTGAATCATCAATTATGATATATACGCTTCCGCCTGTGTACGGCGTCGACGATCCCGCTCTAATCTCCCATGATCTCCCACCACCCTGAGCGGCGTCACCCGCTTTAATATTGTTCCTATTTTTTGAGCCATAGCTATAAAAACCGTCATAATTTCTTAAGGTATAGGGATAAGTTGAAAAGTATCCTGATGCAATAATATTCCCACTTACATCGATCTCGGCTCCCGGTGTCTTATTAATGCCTATAAAAGCATCACTTATAATTATATAATCTTTAGCGCCTGCTTCGGTGAACACTATCCGCCCGTCACTTGCACCTAATCCGATATATTCCGCTGTTGTCATAATAATTTCATTATGGACATTAATTCCACTCGAATTATAAAGATGCGTGGGATAAAGCCGGTTCACTGTGAGCCCTATATAACCAGTCGAGTCCGGTTGTACGGATGCACCATGCCCCCACTGAGAGAAAACAGAAAGGGGGATTAATAATATAAAAAATATTACAAAAAATATTCGTTTCATTATTTCCACTCCTCCCAAAAGTTTTTCCTTACTGTTAAAATATTATCCGATCCAACAATTGAACCGATTTCAGCAATTGCTCTAATTCGTGTCCATTCTTTTGGCGGGATTGCCGACGCTGTTAAGCAATAGTCGTACCACGTATAATCACTATTATGATAACACGTTTCCTCCAATGTTATAGAATCAACCGGAGTCCACCGTGATTGATCGTCACTCATTTCAAATATAATTTTATGACAAAGCGTACTAACATCTGAAAAATTAAAACTATAACTCATATGAGTTCGCGATCGATGGATTACGCTCGTAGTATCTGCGCCGACTCGGAAAGTGTCGATTAATACCGTTGCGGTATCAAAGACCGCTTTTTGAGCAAACACGTTTGAAGCGACCAAAATTAATATGATAAAAAACATTATGTATCTCTTCATAATTAATTCTCCTGTAAAATATTCTTAACCGTAAGACCGATCAGGCCCTTAATACCTTTATTTCTTATATTTTTAATAAAATTTTCATAACCATAATTTTTAATATTCTCTATATCGATAATTTCAAATCGAGTCAGTTCTTCAATGAGTGTTTCTTCAGGGATAATCGCACTGGAATAAAGATTTATCAAAACCTCTGCTTTTGCCTTTTGAGCCTGTGCATTCATGAGAGCCGCCCGGGCTGTTTCGACGAGATCCTGGAGCGATACTCCATCCCATTCGTACTGATAATCTGTGTCGGTGATATTTGTCATAGTTAATTGTTGATTGTGAATATATCGAAGATTTGATGTAATATCTTCGCGATAGTTCTTAATTCTCTGATTCAGGATATCGCTTTGATGCTGGGTAAGTCTGAAAGATGAAGCGCCTCCGTAATATCCAACAAGAAATCCCGGAAGCCCAGTTGCGGCTTCAAAACCACTCATAACCATCCGCCACGGAATTGTCATATCCATGAGTTGAGCTTCTCCGCCTACAACCTTTAGATCGACCTCGCACCCAGGAAGAGCCGGCATCATAATATCGGTAACTTCTCCGATACTCTTCCCTTTTTGCCACTCTTTGAGCGCTAACTCAATTGAAGCATAAAAATCTTTAATCGCTGCCGGCTGAACACCTGAGTCTTTATCAGTTTTCGATTTTGTGTAAAAACTAATATTTTGTAGTCGCTCCGCTTGGCTTTCAACCGCCTTTATGAGTCTGAAATTAATTTGTCCTACAATTGGGAGGGAGTCAAAAATTGACCGGCCGACCGGATCACCTTTCCGAAGATCATGAGCGCAATAAACAATCCACTCTTGATTTTCGAACGGCTCCGGAGTTATGGACATTGGAGTTGTTTGGGCGTATTGCAATTGTCCGGTTGATTTATCTCTTACAAACCGCATATTTTTTGTATTACAAATAAGTAAACGATTTATATTCTGAAGAAATACGTCCGGGACGATCTCCGTGAATGTCATACCCGTTTCAAGATATGAGTCAATGACTTGCTTTATATAAGTGCTGATTCCCTTTTGCAGGTCATTAATTTTAATTTTTTCGTTGAAATCGTTTAAGGTATCAGTGATTTTCTGATTCTCTGAAGTTACGCGGGGAGATCCCACCAGATAAGTATATAGAAGTATCGACGCGTTAAGCATCGGAAAAGCTTCCCGGAGTGTTTCATAAAGTCCGTAAATCCTTGTATTTCTTTGATATTGGAACTCTCCGAAAATATTAACGTCGGATCTTACCGATTGTCTCGGATTATCATTTCCTTTGTATATATACGTCTCGTTTGATACGCTTCTGCCTCGAAGCGCATTAATGCTATTTGAAATTCTTTGTCTTAGATTCATGCCCGGTTCCGTATTAGTACCCGTATTATCCTCTTTTTGAGGCTATCGCTCCCACTCCTGACCAGTCTTGAATATTATTAATTGTTTCTGCAATGCCGGTTATCGTATCCGGGCCATCGTCATATTTATTCTTGCCCTCTTTTTGATACGATGAAAGGTCCCGGTAAAACTCCGGCCATTTATCCGCCCAATTCGACGGGAAATATATATGCTCTTGTACGAAAGAACTATTTGAAAGAATTCTACTCTTTTTGTTACCTGACTGATGAAACCATTTAACATTGACACTTTTTGTATGATGTCTTTCCCATATTAACCGCTCAACGTTTCGCGCGAACCCTCGCCCTCCATTATTGCTTTCTATATGTGCCTGGTTCACTTTTCCGTTAACAAGCATATCTGCGGTTTGAGCCTCCGTGATTTCCATCCCATCTTTCGAGTAAAGTACATCTAAAACATAAGCTTCTCCACGATAAATGCCAAAATTAATCGAACATAAATAATGCGATCCTTCATCTGCCGTATCTGTGTAATTTGCAACCTGCTCAAACAAGATTTGACTTTGATTATCGCGGGGAACATCTGTATATGTTTTAAACGATTTATAAAGCCGCCCTTTAATATCGATCGGTTCTTGATTATAATTTGCTTCTAAAATCTCCGGGACCATAACCTTTTGAAGACTGGCATATCGTTTTTTTCCAAGAAGCGAAGGACATAACATCTCGTCCTTTTCAGGATCATATGCCTTCATTGTAATTTTGTACCAATCATCCGGATCTGAGTGTAATATGCGCCCGCATAAATCATTCTTTGACCATCGCGTCATGCAAATGATTTCAAGCGGTTCACCCGCCTTGGCCGCAACCCGAGATAAGAACGTCCCTGTATACCACCGATACACTTTTTCAAGATGATTCTCGTTGAATGCTTCTTCTGCCCCCTTAATCGGATCGTCGATAATGAGAATCGTTCCGCCTTTTGATGTTATCGATCCATGAATTCCGGCTCCGAGATAATTAAAATGCTGCCCTTCGAGAGCCCATTTTTTAAACGCCGCGTTCCCCTGCTTGATTTTAGTTTCTGAAAATATATCTCTGTAAACAATCTCATTTAAATTCTTTTGAGTCTCGATCCCGTCCCGAGTATATCTCGAAAAGTCTGAAGCTGTATCATCATTATAACTTCCCAAAATAATGCGCTCTTCGTTATCCCGACCGAGTACCCATTGACAAAAATGAATTAGAGTCCGAGTTTTCCCATGCTGCGGCGGCATATTAATCATGAGCTTTTTGAATGGCGTGCCGTCCGGTTTCTTCAGTTTGCCAAAGTACAAATTTTCTAAAGTATCACATAAATATATTAAATGATGATTTCCTCTTGTATAGAATCGAGGAGACAGAGTACGGCAGAACATCCAAAAATCATTCCTACTTTGGATAATTCGCGCCTGAGCTTTAATATACTTTCGCTGTATAAGTCTAATTTCACTCTTCGTCATCCTCTAAGACTTTTCTAATTTGATCTCTATCTAAATTATTTAAATATCTTTCAATTGTTTTAAGTAGTTTACTATCTGGATCTGCTGTAATTTCAACTTTACTTTCATCATTATATCCACGTTTCTTCCCTTTAGTAGCCAAATGAAATTTAATCATCTGATCACTGCCTTCTTGTATCCGCTTCAACAACATTGATTCACTGAAATCAAGGCTCTTTTCATTTTCTTCGTCAAGCGCTTTTTTTGTACATTCCCATTTATTAACATATTTCCGTGCAGTTGCCCACGAACAATTTAAATTTTCAGCAACTTGGGAGGTAATCCCATATGAATCTTTTATAGCTTTCAATACTTGTTCTTTAGAATAATTTATTTCTTTACCACTTCTCATTTTTCTAATTCTATCTTGTTTTTTAATACCATCCCATAATTATTAATGCCTTTAGGAATTTTTATATCATCTTTAAGTATTAATTTATTATTTTTAAATGGTCTATAATTTACTTTATGATGCCAACGATTAAATTTCCATACAACTTCCGCGACATCAGGATGCTGTCGTTGTAAACTTTTAGCAAATTCTAATCTTTTATCATCTGTATTATATATCGTATCTGTATTCCCACCTTTCATAGTTAATGTAGCATGTTTTTTACATACAAATACTTGCAATAAAAAAGTACAATATCTTGCTTTTAAAATTCTTAATGATAAATCAGTATCTTCATTATATCGTCCACGCCAACGAAAATCAATGTTATTTAATAATAATATACATGAATATATCCTAGTATTTAATATAAATGGATTTATTTTAGATGATGTTGGTGTAAACATTTCATATTGTAATCCTGCCATTGCAATATTTTTATATCGATCTACAATATCTTCACATACTTTAAAACAAATACCATTATTAATCAATGTTTTTTTATTTTTATGTAATCGCGCAAACCATCTAATATTATCATCTAATATCCAATGACGATCAAAACCTTTTTTTATTGAATCTTCCCAAACCCAATTTCTAACTGGAATTGAACCTTGCCCACGTTCGCTAAAATTTTCTGGTAATTTAATAATTTTTGAATCATCTATAACAGAAGCATAATTATCATATTCGCCTGGTTCAACAACAATAGAATACGGTACATTCATTTTTTCTAATGCTTTACTTGTAAGCCGTGATTCCCATCGACCCTTAGAAATAATATATATCGGATATTTAGGATTCGTCATAATTTAAATCGTACCATTTTCCATTTAAATAATATTTATTAACTTGATTATCTTTCCAATGTTTAAAATCACATCTTGAGAAGGTGACATTACATTTAGCGCAAGCATATTTTGTTGCTGCTCTATTTTTATTTCTTAATCTGGTCCTAATGGTTTGCATCTCTTTACCAAACCAAAAATTCAAAAAACCTTCTAAACCATCATTTACGTTTCCAAATTTATCTTCTGTTATATGCATTCCATCTTGACAACATAATAAATATTTGCCTTTTGCAGATACAGTTACATATAAAAACGGTTGATTGCATCTTCTCGTTAATGGTTTTTCCAAAGGTTTCATATAAAATCTTTTCGCTTTTTCCCAATTAAGGTTTCCATACCAATTCCCTAATAATCCCGCTTTAAATCTTGATTGAGGCCAATTTTCTGGTTGATCTTGCAATACTATTATTTTTAATTCTGGACCTTTATACGTCCATGGTGACGGCGCATTTGCAGGTTTATTATAATATTGATAATAAGGATATCCTGATTCTTTCGCTAATTTTTCAAATGTTTCTTTTGGCCCGTATTGATCTGTATAAACAATATTCAAACCATTATCTAATAAATCCTTATATTTTAATTTACCATTTTTAATCATAGTACCGTTAGTTGTTAATTGTATTTGACTTAACGGTGCTATATTTCGTGCAATACTTACAAATTCTAAAATATTTGGATGTAACGATGGTTCACCGACTACTCCTGTAAGATCTATTCTACATGTTGGCGATATTTTATTTATAAGTTTCCAAGTTTTAATCCAAATATCTTTTTCCATATAGATTTTATCACCTTTGATTAATTCCGCACAACAATGTCCGCATTTTAAATTACATCCATGGACAGGTTCTAATATCCAAGCCCAAGGAGTCATATTACCCAAATATTTAATTTTCTTCATTTTTACTTTCTATTATATATATTTTATCTCTATTATTTGAATCTAAATCACGTTTTGGGAACCAAATCGCTCTTGTTTTTTCAGTTATTTTTTGATCAATTAATTTAGCAAAACGGTTTACATCTTCATCATTATCAAAATGGACTTTAATCATTCTACCAGTTATATCTTCATTTTCAAATTCTGGTAAATCTTGCCAAACTTCATTTATTATATTTTTATGATCTATATTATTTTGATTATAATTAATTAATGGAAGATTAATCTTTAATTTAGGAATATTAATTTCAAACTTTTCTGTAAATTTAAAAAGTCCTTCATTTGCAATTCGATGCCAAAATGATGAATAATATAAAACATTTTCTGCTGCTTGTTTTTTATTATCGCATTCGATAAATTCAGCACTCAATAAATCCGGTACATTATCAAGCGACAATAATACTTTTTGTAATAAATGACCATCCAGTATATATATTTTATCTTCATATTCCCATACTTTAAAACTGCGAATAATTCCTCTTTCTTTGATAATTTCTTTTAGATTATCGAAATCTTCATCTGTCACTGCTTTTAAATTATCAGGCTGAAACCATTTACATTTTCGCCAGTTTATTTTTTCGCTTTTAATGACTCGATCTTTTATTTTGTTTTCCATGTTTATTTTTCCATATTATTCAAATATAAGCTTAAAGATAATCGTCGATTTGTCTATTGGAAATTCATTTAGAAATAATCTATTCTCCGGATTTTCTACCTCGATAACATCACACGCCTCCGACAAGGATTTATATCCGATCGCTTTCGTGATTTTTACAAATGTTGTCCCCGACTGAACCGGTTGAAACCCAATTTCATAAATATTATTGTCGACTCTTTCAATAATTCCCTGTAGTGGACAGCCCAACATCATTTCGACGAAACCAACGCTATCGTTTACAGCACGATATTCAAACGGATTTGAATTATACTCCCCTAATTTTTCAGGATAAATCGTATATGATAGATATTGCAGGAACGCCGGATCATAGCTTACTTTTGTTTCAAAACCGTTGATATTATTACCTTTTACGTTCATAACGGCGACAAAAGTGCTATCAAGATTAAAATTAAATTCCGGCATTTGGGCGAATAGCTGAGGAGCCCAGCCGGTCAAAAATAAACATCCGAAAATTATGAGCAAAATATAAATCGTCTTTTTCATGAGAGCCAATCCTTTTTGTGTTTTCCAATAATTGTAGATATTCGTTTTCGTTGGTTGTCTATAGCTTGCGATAAAATATCATCATTTACGCCTGCCATAATTATCCGCAAATTGCCATAAACTTCAATTAACATCCTTAAATCTTCTTCACTTAAACGGTTCGGATAGACATTTAGATTTTCAATCGTTGTTTTAATATCGTTATAATCTGTTCTTAATAACAGATCTTTAATTATTTTTTTAACCTCTTTTTTTGCAAAATCTATAATAACGTCACTTAATTGCGCTACAAAATCATCTGATAATTTAATATCTTTCATTTGTCTCTCCTCGTAATTTGTAGCGGGAGAGGGATTTGAACCCTCGACCTTCAGGTTATGAGCCTGCTGAGCTACCGCTGCTCCATCCCGCGATATATTATTCTTTTTTATAGCCCTTTTTACCCAGATCTGCTAAAAAATTAAAAAACTCAACGGAAGTGACTTTGTTATCTCCATCAATATCATATTGAGGCGCGACCTGTCCCAGATACGCGAGAATAATAAAAAAATCTTTACTGTCAACCGAAAGATCCTTATTGATGTCGCCCGGATAATATTCTTTTGTCTCTGCCGCCAAAAATACTTCTTGACTATATCCGGATTCGTTATTGGCTGTATCATATGCGGTTACTGCAAAATAATATTTTTTATTTGGATCTGTTAACAATGCCCTTTGGTTATATTTCGTTTCTATCCTATATTGATAATCGCCAGATCCATGGCCATAATAAACCATATATCCGGCAAGATCATTTTCAGTATTAGGATCCCATTTTATAGTTATTTCGCGTGTATCGTTTGATATAATTGCACCTGTGTTTCGATATGTAAGTGCAATTTTATCAATATACAAATTTCTGTCTTGATACTGTCCGGATCCCAAATACGCCGCATTATCAAATCGGAAAGCGATTTTCTTTGAATTAACTCCCTCAATCGTTTGAAAGAAATTTTCAAAAATCGTCGAGTTTATTTTCATTTTGGCGATTTGATTGTCAAACTCAATTGCTAAAATTGCCGATTCGTTTGGCATTGAGTCCTGTTTTGCAATTACTTCGATATCTATTGCATAAACAGAATCCTGATGAAACGGAAGATCAAATATAATAGCCGCTTTTTGATTTAGAAGTGCGGAATAATAGACATAATCCCGGACATCGTTCTCAATTGTCACTTGATTTGACGGTAAATCAATTTTAATTTCTTCGCTGTATAAGCTTGTAATCCAAAGAATAAATATTAATGCCAATACTAATAATAAAAATTTAATTAGATCCCTATTTTTATGAAATTTATAATGCTCCATTCGACACCTCTATCTTTACGCCCGTTGGTATTGCCGGCGGGATAATATCCTTTTCTTCTTGCGGTTCTGTTGCGCTCTCATCTATTTGAAATATTCGAGGATTGCTTGTATTGCAAACGCCCCACTGATCTATCATCCAAAAATATAATAAATAATGCCCTGTATTGCTGGGGACACTTGTGAGATCTTGTTCAAAAATAACACCCTGATAATCGTAATAATCCCTGAAGGTTTCGGCTTCAGTCATAACACGACCGCCGCCTTCTGAATATATTGGATGGTTTCCATGGCTTTCAATGCACCAAAGAAACAATCCTTTTTGGAGATCCTGAAACCCGTTTGGATCATAAGATCGATCCGTTCTAAATTTAACCGTTTTACTATTTATTATATATGGATCTCCGTATTTACCCGCCCCACTTACAACATTGAGAATGTCAATAACTTCAACCGGTTTTTGATTATTTGCCGGTGGTGTGTAAGGTTGTGTATAGTTATTGATGGGAGGAGTCTCAACGTAGACGTGCATATAGTATTTTTCAAAATCTTGGATGTAATATCCAGATCCTGGATTTATATCTACACGAATATAAAACCAACCGGGAAGGTTAACGGTATGAGAGAACGGGTACTTAACCGCCTGATTATACGAAAGATCTTTTACTTCATACATAATTGAACAATTACGGTTCCCGTCCATGTGCATATTTGGGTAATAGAGACAATCCTCTTTATTTTCGCCACTAATATCAAGTTTAAAATCGATCCTGTTTGTATGTAGTACATACGGATCGCCATACGTTCCCGATCCTCTGGCGATGGGAGACATAATTATTACACGTGCCTCGACTCCAAATATACTTGAAATAGAAATTGATACCAAAATTAAAGCAATAAATAATATTTTAATATTTTTCATTTAAAAAATCCTTGCCAAAATAAAAATGACCAGGGACGGGGGACCCTGGCCATTGTACGAGGAAAAAATGTTTTTAAAACCACAAAGAGAACTATGACGATAAGAGGGATAATATAATGAATTGTCGTTGTAATCTCTGTATGCGCTACCTGTTCTCATTACATTACCCTTTGAGTTGCACAACAAGGAGTAAGTCAGTTCAAAAAGCATTATCGTCCATGCAATATAAAAAATAACTTTCATTAAGTCAAGAATATTTATGTTTTATTTAAATTATTTTTTGCCTGCAAACCTGTCAAACTCTTTATATTTTTATATTTATTATACTTATGTCGTATTATTTATTTTACTGTTTTATATATTTTTTTTTATTTTTTTTTATTTTTTGCTTGACTTTTTCAAATAAAATGTTTATATTAATAATAGATAAAGGGAATAATAAAACAAACCAAACGAGGTGAAAAAATGAAAACATCAAAATTTCAGATAGCAGACGCTTTAAGTTCTAAGATGGTTGACGTAACTGCTTGGAATGTTAAATATTTAGAACATGCTAAAAAAGCAATATTTGAAAATGATGAAAAAATCATGACAATAGAAGAAATAAAATTAAAGGTTGAAAATGAAATTGTTGGTACCACTTGGAAATTAACTATAACTACGAAAAAAGACAATAAAACTCATGTCGAATTTAGGGAGAATGAATCCGCAAAATTGGAAATATTAATGTTTGCTACATCAAGAGGATTTTTTAAAAATTTAGAAGAATTATAATAACTTAATCAAGACCTATAAACGAGGAGATACAAAATGAAGACAATGACATTCACAAAGAGAGAATTAGACATGTTAAGAAGAGCGACATTTTCATTCATGGCTAGTGATGATAGCGAAAAGTTTCAAAATGATGAAATGAATGAAATGTTTAAGAGGTTGACTAAGGCATTTAACGAAACAGAAGAAAATTCAAGCGAAGCAGCCTAACTGATGAGCTTTCAATAAGCGAAACTCCCTGCGGGGAGTCTTAGGCAATTAAACAAAACGAGGAGAAAGCCATGAAAACGATTAAAAATAAAGAAGAATTAGAACACGAAGCATGGAGAATAATTCTAATTATAACAGATAACTCAATACGCGGTAGTTTACCAACGGAGGGAGAAGTTAGAAGTCTTGTAATAGAAATAAAAAAATGGAATAAATGTTATAAAGATATATCTGCAGACAATATAATTAAAAATTATTTATAAGTCTAACTGATGAGCTTTTAATTAAACCAAACGAGGTAAAAAAATGAAAGAGAATAATTACAATTTAACAGTTGAAGAAGCTAAGGTTTTAAAGTCTGTCTTGTTAGATAAAGCGTTGAAACTTACTTATAGATGTAAATCTTTATTAAGTCCTGATCAATTAACAGAATTGGATATTATGAATAAACAAATAGATAAATTAAGTAAATTAATTAAATCTTTTAAATAGAAGGAAAATAAAATGGAAAATTTAAAAAATCAAGAAAATAAAGATCGAATTCCTTTAATTTTTACAGTAAAAGAAATTGAAATTTTAAAATCAATATTAATTGATAAAGTAAACGATCTCGAGTGGTTAAATCGTCCTTTATTTTTATCGGAAAAAATGCAAAAAGAATTCATCAATAAAACAATAGAAGAGATAGAACTTATAAAATCGATTTTAATTAATACGGAAACAGATATTAAATAAATAATATAAAACGAGGAGAATAAAATGGAGAACTATTTTAAAACCTGTGAAACCGTTGCTGATGTTAAAAAACTTTATAGAGAACTCGCGAAAGAAAATCATCCAGATCATGGCGGATCTACTCGAACAATGCAAATCATTAATGATTTGTATCATGCAAAATTAAGAAAACTGGATGGTCAAACTTCAATCGGGACAGATAAGAAAAAACATCAATATCATTATAATCACGTTGTCGAACAAGAGTTAATTGATAAAATTAACGAATTGCTAAAAATTAAAATGATTGATGTTGAGATGGAATTAATAGGGACGTGGCTATGGGTTAAAGGAGATACGAAAAAATACAGAAAAGAATTTAAAAAATTAAAATTATGCTGGCATCCCAAGCGAAATGCTTGGTACTATCGCAAATATGATTATCGCCGAAAAATGAGCAATTTGAGCTTTGATCAATTGCGTCAGATGTACGGTTCTAAAGATATTGATCAAGAAGAGAAACAGATGAAAAAAGCTTTAAAAAAATAAGCGAGGTGAAAAGATGAAAACGTATAAAATTGAATTAACAGAAGTTGAAGCCGCTGTCATTAAAAATGTGCTGCAAAATACAGAGCACGATTTAGATAAATGGACAGAACCTGATGATGAAGATCTTTTAATGATTAAAGTCTGTAATAATGTTTCAAAAAAGATTTATAATACTTTCTGGGGAAAAAACTAACTACCATAAACCTAATGCCCCGTCATTAAGGCGAGGCACTAATAAACGAGGAGAAAATTATGGCAACTTATAAAGAATCAATAAATAATTTAAGCGATTTAGTTAAATCGCCTCAATCTAAAATTAAAGATGCGCTTAGTGACGGTTTTTATATTAAAAATAGATGGATAGAAACAGTATTTAAGCGAGTTCCGGATAGCTTAAATTTAAGTCGGAAATATTCTCAAAGTGATGAGATAATAAATGATTTTAAATTCCTTGCCGACTTACCGATTGAACATTTCTACGTTTTCTATCTTACCACTCGATTAGAAGTTTTAGGACTTCAATTAGCGGGAATTGGTTCAGTATTAGGAACAGAAATTGATATTCGAAATGTAACTTATAACGCCATACAATTAGGAAGCACTGCTGTTATTTTCCTTCATAATCATCCAAGCGGAGATTCTGAACCATCAAAGCCCGATAAAATTATTACAAATAAATTTAAAGCTATTTTTGAATTATTTGGAATAACTTTGGTTGACCATATAATTATTGCTTATAATAATTATTATTCATTTGCGGATAATCGTTTAATTACATAATATTTTCTTTATTTTTTTTTATTTTTTTTTATTTTTTGCTTGACTTTTTCAAATAAAATGTTTATATTAATAATAGATAAAGGGAATAATAAAAACAAACCAAACGAGGTGAAAAAATGAAAAATTTATATGAAATAAGAACTAGCAGACATAATTTCAGAATATTATCTAATAACCTACAAGAAGCTGAAGAACAAGCTATTGAAATTATTAAAGTTAATGACCACAATCCTAATTTTTGCGGAAAGAATATGATCGTTCATCAAATTGAGAATGATACTAATTCAAAAATTTTTCAAGAAGCTTATTATAATGAATTTTTAGCATTTTTAAATAATATCGCAGGCGAAAAACTGGAAGTTATTGTTTTTGAAATTAATTATTTAGTTGTAAATATTAAGGTTTTAGGATCGGAATTAGGTACATTAAGACTTTTTAAAAATTATTCAACCCTTACTACTCGCGATGGAATAGATCAAGGAAAATCACCTGTAACAGGACAATTTTATTTTCAACTGCAATTTGTTGAAAAAGAAGAAAATTTCAAATAGATAAAAACCTGAATTAATCGAGACTCCTCGGAGGGAGTCTCGAGCAAATTAACCAAAACGAGGAGAAAGTTATGATAATGTCATACAAAAGAGGATACCAAATAAAACCTAATAAAATAAACGAAAAGAAAATCATAAAAAGAAAGTATGAATTAGTAATTGACGGAAAAATCATCTGTGCTGATAATGTATATCATTATCAAGCTATTAATGAATTTGAATGGGATATTAAAGCATTTTTTTCACCTATGAATAAAACAGAATTTGAAAACTTATACAACGACTTTCAATCAGATGGAAATGGATGGACCGCGGTGTATTTCGACCATATCGTCGAAATTCGCAGAGCGTAAGCACCCGGGCAACTGCGTAAGACGCCGTCGGTTCGCGGCCGGGTTGCCCGCAAAGATCTATTAAATAAGAATATTAAATAAAATCGAGGAAAAAGCCATGGAAACAAAAGATCAAAACAGAGCTATAATAATTAATATGATATCTTTTAATGCGAGAAAAAATCGGTATGTCTGTAAACACTGCGGCAAAAGCTATAAGACAGGGACGGGTTGCTTTAATCATATTAAAAATAATCATATGGATCTTGTCGTTAATGTTAGACATCAAATGATTACAAAGGAACATGGATTAGAATCCGACGATGTACGACATAGAGAACCTAAAATAAATCAATACATGATCTCAGGCGAAAGATTTAATTTATACTTTGCAGGAAAAGAAAGTAAAGAAGCATTTAAACAGGTTATAACCGAATTAGAGGAAATGATTAAGAAAAGTGAAGTAAAAATTAGAAAAGTATAAACTTATGTGGTTTATTTTTTTTTATTTTTTTTTATTTTTTGCTTGACTTTTTCAAATAAAATGTTTATATTAATAATAGATAAAGGGAATAATAAAACAAACCAAACGAGGTGAAAAAATGAAAACATCAAAATTT